CATCAATCTCCATAATATAGCGATTCTTCATCTTCGGTTCGAAGTTGGTGAAGAACATTTCGTTAAATTCTAATACTTCTGCCATTTTATATTTCCTATTTTATACTAATAAATATTAGTTTTTCATTTTTTGATTATGCCGAGAACGATGCTCCAGTTGGTAAGATGTTGAAATCAATTACAATGAATTCAGCGGTCTTAGCCGGTTGTAAGAAAATCTGTCCAGCAAGTATGTTTCTATCAACTACATCAGGAGTGTTGTTAGTTTCATCCATAACTACTTTGAATGCGTATAAACCTTGTCTTTGTTGAATTGCTTCTAAGTAAGGTTGTACGGTGTTGATAAATCTACCTCTTGTTGTAGCGGTATTTTGTTCGAACACTAAGAATCTAGAAGTAGATGCCACAAACTTCTTAACATTAATTAACAATCTTCTTACATTGATTCTATCTAAAGCAGATGCTCTATCTTGCAGAGTTTTCTGTCCAAATGCCACAATACCTTGTCCAGGGAATGAAGCGATTGGGTTTACTTTGTTTTCGTATAAGGTATCTCTTTCAGAGTGAGTCAATCTATTAAGAACTGAAACTGCTCCTACAATACCACCTCTATTCAAACCAGCAGGTGCGAACCATTCAGCTGCAATAGCGTCATTTGCTGCGTAAACCGCTGGAAGTAATACTGAAGGTGGAACTGAGATTAGTTTGTTAGTATTCGTATCTACTGTCTTAACCCAAGGGTAGTAAGTTCCAACATAGTTAGAATCTACTGCTGCCGCTTGTGCGGTTGCTTGAGCGATAGTATCATTTACTGCGGTGAAATCAGAGATGTAGAAACAATCTTGTCTAGCTTCTACCATATCCAATACATCAGTAACAACTGCGGTGTGTAATCTTCTTACGATACCTGGAGTTACTACCATATTGATATCAAACTCATCAGCGTTAGAGATTGCGTTCACAGCTTTAGCGTATGCTACTGAACCACTAGCAGTTGAATCGGTTAAATCAAATCCTTGTGAGTTACCAGCTGAGATTGATGCTCCTAAAGAGATTTCTCTAGCAGGACTCATTCCATCAAATCCACCTTGGAATGCCAATGTGAATTGTCTCTTAATCATATCTGCTGCTGCAGAACCAGTCATTTCCAATGATAACTGAGAATCAAATCCGAATACAACATTCGAGCCAGTACCAGCTGCATCAGGAATTGGTTTTAAGTAGTTAGCGTTATCCAACTTAACACCAGCAGTTTCAAAGTTGAAACCAGCATATTGGTAAGGATTACCAGTTGTGTTTGAAGTTGAAGTTGTTTGGTAAACTACCGCAGGTACTAATGTTGGGTCAGTTACTTTAATTGAGTTTTCGTAAGCTCCATGTGCGAATGGTGCAGCTGATACAGGGTAAGAACCTTGTGCACCAACTTCTACTCTAATATATTTAGAGTTATTTAACCAATCACCATTTTCACTAATCTTACCTTCTGAGTTAACAGTATAGTATCTATCACCAATCACTCTTGCAATATAGTTAGGTGATGATGGGTCTAAGTTTACATTGTTAAATGATTCTAATACTACTTTTCTCTTATCAGTATCTGAGAATGAACGGATAGTTACACTAAATACTGAGTAATCAGTACCACCATCTTCACCCGCTGCTTTAACACCAGAGATAGAAACTTTGAATCTTGTATTTTCTCCATTACCATGTCCTAAAGTATGGAAACGGAATAGGTCATATCTTTCACCGGAGATAAGTTGTGATTTAACCCAAGGAGTTGCCGCTACACTAGCATCGTAAGTAAAGTCTTGCGTTGGTAAAGCTTCAGCCTGTACTACAACACCACCAGTAATAGCAGTATCAATATCAGAATAAGCGTTCCTAAAGTAAGTGTATGTGTATGCATCTTTTGAACCCAATGCAGATACACCAAATACATCAGTTACATCATTGTTATCAGATGATAATAAAGATGAAGATACTTCACCAATACCACTACCACTAACTACAAATGAACCAGATGCCGTTCCATTAGATACACTAAAACCACTAAATCCAACTGCTTCATCACCATTGTTTGTTGAATGAAGAACTCCGATTAATGTTTCACCAAATGAACCACTAGCTTTTAAACCAATAGGTGCTACTTGCTCATAACCACCAACACCCGCTACTCTAACGATTGTTGCAGTTCCAGCCTCTCTCAAGTAGTTTTGTACTGCATATTCTGTATAGTAAGTACCATCAGGTGTACCAAATTTATCCTCAAATTCCGATTGAGTTCTAACGATTGTGGGAACGAACGCTGGGCCTTGTTTAAAAGGTCCTATAAACGCTGCCCCAATTTCTCCTACACCTTGTGCTAAAAATGAAAGGTCATTTTCTCTTGTAAACACACCAGGTGAAACAATTCTTTCTGCCATATTATCTCCGTATTATTAAGTAATGATTTTGTTATTACTTATATAAATATAACCAAAATGTTCAAACCAACAATTATTCTACTGAACCACTAGCCGCTTCTTCTGCGGTAACAATTGGACTCATATCAGCTGAACCTGTTGACCAAGGTAGAGCATCATCTTTAACTTCTTCTTCTGGGTCATTGATTGCATCGATTTGTTCGTTGATTTTTTCAACTACATGGTCCCAATAAGAATCAACTACAATATTTTGAATCCATCCGATTACTAAATCTTCAGTTAAATCACCATATGCAACAAATTCATCAGTTGATGATGAATCAAAATCTAAAGGAGTTGCTCCACTAAATTTACCAGAAGTACCAGTAGATGAATCAGTACCAATTAAGTCCCATCTTACATGAAGAACTACATTTTCATTATCCCCAACTGTTTTTTTGGTCATTTGGGTAACTTTCCAAGAATATGAAATTGCCATATTATTTTCCTTTTTAAATTTGTTTTTTCAAGTATAAATATAGAGTAATTCTCCAAAAGAGAATTATTCTAACAAATAAATATATATTACCTCATTAAGAAATACTTCCTGAGGTTTCTATGAAACTAGCTGATACAAATGTCCAAGTGTCTTGTATATATTGAGATTCACTCACATACAAATTTTCTTCATTTTCAAATGAATATATAATTGAAATATGAGTTCTATTAAGTTCCTCTTCACCTTCGTAAAAAGAAACTCTCTTAACAACTTCCATACTTGGATTTTGAACATTAATATCCAATTTGTTTAAAACTATTTTTTGTGTAATTGCCATCTTATTATTTGTTTAATAATTTTTTCAACATTTCTTTCATTTCTGAAAGTTCTGACTTTAAATATTCGATTTCTTCTTTTTGTTCATCCACAATTGATTTTTGTTCGTTGATTGCGTTTACTAAAAGAGGTACAACTCTATCATAGTTGATAGTTTTGTAATCATATCCTAATGATTGTGCTAACGGAGCTGGATGAACGATTTCAGGAAGAACCGATTCAACATCTTGTGCTGATAAACCGATTTGTAATTCGTTTCCGGCATATCCTACTAAATTGGCTTCTTTATTATTTCTATAATAGAAACCATTTAATTTAGCAACTTTATCAAGAGCATTTTTGATATCACCAACCTTATCCTTCAATCTCATATCAGAGTAGTAAGCGATAACATCACCAGTTGCTCTTAAATCACCATCAACTCTCCAACCATATGATTCTGCTCTACCTTTCCGAGAGTTGTTGTAACGAAGTTCCATATAGGAATTTCGTAAACCAAATAACATCCACTCATTTTCAACATCATTATAGATACCAACTTCAGAACCACCATTGTGCATGAATACCATTCTACCTTGGATAGACCAACCTTGCCATGCGTTTACACCACCACCATAGGTAGTAACATTACCATATTGTCCACCCTCAGGTGCAACATCACGGATACCTCTACCATAATCTTGCCAATAGATACCAGTTGCACCTTGAGGTCTGAACCAGTCATTCGCATATACCTGTCTTAGTTGTGATGAACTATTAGGGTCAATACGATATGAAGTATCATTTGAATCGTACATTACCGTTGAATAGAATTCGTTTGAATATTCATTCAACCCATACATTGCGATTTTGTACCAACTTCTCTTAGATGACCAGTATGAAGTATGCCATAAACCTTGGATTGGTCCACCAACGATTTGGATACCATATCCATAGTTGTATCCACCATTAAAGTGAGATGCTTGGATACCTACCCAGTGAGATGTACCAGCAGGTTGGTTAGCTGGGTTTGACCATGTATCAATGAAACCAGAACCTTGGTCAAACATTGAGATTAAATCCGTTGTTCCCCAACCCATTGCACCAGTCCAATAACGAGTATCAGAAGTATAGTTGTTTCTTCTATATTGAGATTTACCAGTTAAACCGATTCTCATCTGACCAAATCGAGATAGACCTTGCCAATTCGAATCCGAAGTTGGGTCCATAAAGTAACCCGTATCATTTGAATCGTAGAAGATTGTTGCCCTTACAGATGAACCAGCTTGTAGGTTGTTGTTAACATACACATTTGCTGCACCCAATGGGTCAGTTGCGTTGTTTACCGACATTACCTGAGAACTCATATCGTAATCGGTGTAGAAACGAATACCATTGTAGTTAGCGTTTGCACCCAACTTAATACCCGTATGGAATGCAATTCTTAAATCAGGGTATCTATAAGACCAACCACCACTTTCTCTATAAATAGCGTATGCAGTTGAACCACCAGATGACCAATACATACCAAATCCATCATCTGATGATACATCACCATCATTTCTTACCGAATTTGTCCGAATTACATTGAATCGAGATGTACTATTAGGGTCTACATAGTAATTAGTATCATTGGAATCATAGAAAATAGGTGCTCTGTGAGAACCGGCTGCAATACTATTACCACCAGTATCAATCCACCATCTAGCAGGGTAAGACCAACCAACACCAACACCATAGTGAGGGTTTTGGTTATTATCATACCAACCAATTGAGAATTCATTTGGGTTTCGGTTTGCGATACCCATATTCCACTTTCTATATCCACCGGCACTTAAATTACCCAACATCGATAACACAGCACCATGTGTAGTGTTACCATTATCAGCGTAAGCGTTGATGTATAAGTGTGGATAATATGGTGCGTTTACAAGTACCCCATATCTATTTGAATCCGAATAGATAGATGTACTTCCGTTAGTATAAGTAACTTCAGGACCAACCATCAATGAGTATCTACCAGCCGAACCAATTATGTTTACATGGTTCATTCTGGATAAGCCATCACCGTTGAAATAGTATCCAGTGTTGTGGTCATAGAAGATAGAAGCCCTTACTTGGTCTCTCATGTACACACCATACGATTGAGTTTCCAACTGATAAGTTCCATTGTGCATCAACTGAACATATGAGTTTCTATACATTAAGATAGCCCACTCATTTTCGTAATCGTTGTAGATACCAGCTGCGTTTGAATGGTCGTGCATAAACACCCAACCATTGTTGATTGAGTATCCACCCCATCCACCTCTCGTAGATGTAGTTACAACTGTACCATAATTACCACCTACAACATCTCTACCAACACCAAATTCATAAGTACCATTATCAGTATAGAAGTAAGTACCATTATCGTTTGCGTGTCTAATTGCCCAACTTCCACCAGCATCTAAGATACCAACCGAGTTTCCGTTATCTGCGTAGAAGTAACCTCTGATGTTGTTACCAGCGGTTGCCATTGCGATTTCAACAGTTGATTGTCCACCATAAACTCTCCATCTCCGGTTAGAATCAGAATACCAATGCATTCCAGTTGCTTGGTTATATAAACCTTCACCACTATTATCGTTTCTGAACCAGTTTCTTGCGTAGATTTCAGTTGCTCTTAAACCACTATTAAGGTTTGAGAAATCAGATGGGTCTACATAATAACCAGTGTTATTCAAATCATAGAAGATTGGTGCTCTCATACTAGCATTGTGGTACATTAAATCAGTACCAACTCTGAAGTATTCAGAACCATTCCGTAATGCTCTATATGAATATGAGTGGGATGATGCTAATCTAACATCAAAACCATAATCATAAGAATATTTGTCAACAATTATTGCCCAGTCATTATTTGAACCTTGAATCCAAAGTGTTGCATCATTACCAGATACTTGGTTTCCAGAAGAAACAAGTTCTAATCCATTCATTCTACTTCTACCATCACCATTCCAATAATAACCAGTATTACTTCTATCGTATATAATATTTGGTCGAATATCATTAAAATATGATACACCAGCAAAATCACCATAATAAGAAGTATTATTTCTATCGTAGAAAATATCAGCTCTTACATCATTTAAGTAGGATGTAGATGCTGGGTCTAAGTAGAAATCAGGATTGTTACTATCACGGAATCTATGTGCATTTAATTGATTATAGGTAGAATTATTACCCATAACACCACTACCCAATAACTGCCTTTCAACACCACCAGGATCAGATACACTATATTCAATACCACCAATACCATTGTTATTGAAGTTCATATCAGATGCAAATGATATTCTATAACGAACACCTTGCAATAGTTGCATATAGAACCAATAACCACCAGAGGCTAAATCTCTTGGTCCAGCTGAACGAACGAAGTATCCATAAGGATTTTGGTTTGCATTATATGAACCATGTTCGGTATAGAAATACCAAGCATTTTCTTGTCCACTATGCCATTCTCTAGAGTTTACAATATATCTAGCCGTACAACCACCATATGGGTTGTTACCATTATCATTAATTCTACGAGATATTGAGAATTCAACCGGAGAACCACCACCATTAAATCTACTAATACTAAATCTTACCCAAGCATATGAACCATTAAATGAACCAGGTACATCAATGTAATCTTCTCTATAATAAGTTTTATTTACCTGAAGTGCGTTCATTATAGATGTACTATCACCATCCCAACGATATGCCGTATTATTTCTATCGTAAATTATATTTGGTCGAATATCGTTAAAGTATGATGTACTAGCGAAATCACCATAATAAGAAGTATTATTTCTATCGTAGTAACGTGTTGCTTGTATAGCTCCACCAACATAAACATCGGATGTGTTATACCATGCTAAATAAATATTGTACCCACTCCGAGCATCCAAATGCAAGTTACCATTTGAAGTACTTACAGTTGCATGGTCTGTTGCTCCACCATTTCCACCTAGTCTCAGATAACGAGATGATGAGTTAGGTCCTAAGAATATTTCACCTCTACCTCTGAACGAAGTTCCGGTTGTATTTGGGTCAATGTAGTATCCAGTATCATTATAATCATAGTAAACTGTACCTCTAATATCGGAAGTGGTTATAATTCTACCACCACCCCAAGCTCCTCTAAATGAACCATTCTCCAAAATCAACATACCATGTGATGCTAAGTTTGAAGCTGCTCCACCCGCGTTTGGATGTGACCAAGCTATACCATAAAGATTACCAGTGGATGTTCCATTGTTTGGAAGTAAGTAAGCAGCACCCATTGAGAATACCGCCTGATAACGAGTAGATGTATAAGTACCAACAACACCCACACCATAATCATTAAATATAAGATTACCTCTCAATCTACCTGAAGTAGTTGAGTTATAATCCATATAATAATTGGTATCGTTTCTATCATAGTAAATTGGAGAATCCATTCTACCAGCTACCAATACCTGACCATCACCTCTAATAATTTGATTCCAACTACCACCAGTACCACCATCCCGGAAGGAAATATCCTCACCACCAGATGTTGCGATTACTAAGTGAGCATCATTACTTTCAGTTGCTTTAATGTATCCTCTGATGTTTCCAGACGAAGTAAACAACTGAATTTCTTGGTCATTACCCATATAAAGGGTATTTCTGAAATATGCGTTTCCTGATACATCTAATGGATATGCTGGGTTATCTCTATCACCAATTTGAACATATCCAGTGTCCGCATTTACTCTAAATGGAGTAAAGTAGTGTGTACCTCTTGGTGCCGAATAAACCGAAATACCAAATTCAGGTCCTTCAGATGTACCAGCACCAGGTCCAACATTGAATTTTCTCGCATATCCAGCATCGAAGTGAATTGATGCATCTTGAGTTCCATCATTTTGTCTGATAACCAATTGTGGCCATCCTCCTGTAATTACAAATGAACCATTATTACCATAAAGAGTAGCACCACTAGCAGGTTCTAAGTAATATGAGGTGTTATCTCTATCTCTAAATCGATGTGCATCGATATAGTTCATTTGAGATGTAGATGCAGGGTCAGTATAGAATGCCGTATTATTTGAATCATAATACCTAGTTGCATATAAATCACCAGTATTGTTATTAACACCATATGTTGCACTAACCAACATATTAACAGTTACTTTCTTACTACCAGTTGGTTCGGTTGAGTTAGTAATTGATGTTACTAAGTTTCTATCATCACCATTAGCATCTCTAACATGTACTGTAAATGAATTCCAATAAGATACTCTTGGCCACCAGAATGCAAGTGTTCCACCATTATTGAATATCTTCATTTGTGTAAATCCTGGCTTACCAAAATGAACACCACTATAATTGATGATGGTATTAGCATATAGGTAACCCTGTGCCATAAATGAGAATGGAGCATCACCACTGTAACTCTTACCAGTTGCTTCCAATACAAAGGATGCCCCATTTGTAGCCGATGATGGTATTGATGTTGATACTAATGTACCCGATGTGAAATCGGAACCAGAGTGTGTATATGTTCTTACATAGTGTCCTCTGAGTTGTAAGTCATAGAACCGTGAGTTTGAGTTAGGGTCCGCATAATATGCAGTATTATTCGTATCATAGAAGATTGGTGCTCTATGTGAACCAGCTGCAAAAGTGTTACCACTCATATCCAACTGCCATCTATTAGAAGCTGCACTCCAACCACCAATACGAATAACATTATCAGAATCAAGACCCATATTTACCGCGTAGTATCCACCTCTATGGAATGCGAATCCAGCACCAGCACCACCAGTAGAATATACCTGTAATCCGTTAGCAGATTCACTAGCAGTATTACCATATGAATACACATATAATGGGTATGTTTGGTTGGTAAATGCAGAACCTTGTCCGTTTACATTAATTACTGATAACTGAGATGTTGATGCTGGGTCTGCATAATATCCACTATTATTGTAATCTCTAAAGAGAGTACCTCTAACTTCTTCCGATGCAACAATACGAGATGAAATTGCTGCTCTAAACGAACCATTATTGATAATCAATAAACCATGGTCATTCAAATTGTTTGCCCCACCCAATGAACCTGCATTCGGATGCGACCAACCAATACCATACATATTAGCGGTTGATGTTCCAGCTGAATTTGGTCTATACGCTGAACCCATCGCAAATACAAGTTGTAATCTACTTGCAGAATAAGTACCAGTTACACCAATACCATAATTATTAAATGTATGATATCCATCTTGATTAGATTCATTCCATCGAGATGTACTATTTGGGTCTAAATAATATGCGGTATTATTTGAATCATATATAAATGGTGTACGGAATTGGTTAGGTGCATAACCATAACCACCTCTAGTTCCCAATTGTTCGGTATTATCCGCAAATAATTGTACATAGAATGCGTTTGATGTAGATGATGATGTATTGTGGAAGTGTGCAATATCATATGCTCCACTAGAACCACCTCTTAATCTTAAACCTTGTAAGGTATTCCAGAACATACCATCAAAACCACCACTACCAGCAGCACCTTTTGATGTTGGTCCACCATAATAATGATTCCAAAGAACATGGTTTGTATCAGTACCACCATTGAACCAAATACCATTATAAGAATAGTTTCTCTGTAATCTTAAACCATAAGTTCTAAGTTCTAAATCTCTGAATACAGATGATGAATTTGGTTCTGCAAAATATCCAGTATTATCAAATGAATAGAATCTATTGTAGTGGAAATCACCAGTTGAATAAAGGGTTTTGTTATTTCTTACTCTTAGGTAAGTACCATCGGTCATATACCAACCACCACCCCAACCAAAGCCAAGTTCTTCATCTTTTAAGAATGATGAAGTTCCTCTACCAAACACAATAGCATCATCATTGTTGGTCAATTGAATTGAGCCATTAATATGTACCCGATTATTGGTATTTGAACCAACCAATGGAGTATTATCATTTATAGTATAAGAAATGGAAGTTTGACCAACGATGAGCTGTCCTTGATTTACAGTATATGTAGCAGAATCACCCAAATATAATAAATCTGGGTCAGTTCCTTCATCCATTCTAAGAACTTGTCTACCACCTGCTACAATTTGGAAATCATCTGCACCTACAAACCGAATGTATGTATTTGTATCACCATTGTGATAAATGTATCCATCTACATATAAATTTGAGAATGTAGGAGAATCGGTAGTTCTAACCGCTTGGTTTAAGTAATCTGAGAATTGATATCCATCCCAAAGGTCAGCATCCAATCCAGAACCAGCACCATCCGAAGTTGAAGTCCAAACTTCTCTCCAACCGGGTGCATAACTACTACCTTGGTCATTATATATGAATACTTTACCAGCCGAACCACCAGTATTTGGTGCGATTGCTAATGCAGTAATATTACCCCTTGTTGAATCCGATGAGTTATCTGTCCAAGTTATCCAAGATGAACCCGCAGTTTCAGTAAATCTTCCAGCATCCGATAAGTCAAAGTTTCCAGCATAACTCCAAGAAGTTTTAAATACTGAAGTATATGAATCGAATGCCCCATCACTTTCCATTTCGGAAATCAATCCAGCAGTTGTAGCAGTACCAGTAAATGCCTGTGTTCCTAATGAGCGAATATGGTCTAATGGTGTATAAACCCCATCCAATATTTGGCTTCTGAAATGTGATGGAGTTGCTTTTCTAATATATCCATCATTTGTGTTTACATAGATGTCCGAAATAGTAGATGATGTGTTACCAGATGTTGTGTTAATCCAGCCAAAGTTAACATACCCATTAACATCGGTTCTTACTACTTTGTTTGCTTCGTTATTTCTACCTGTATGTAATTCTAAACCATCCAATAAATCTGCATCTAATCCAGAACCAGCACCATCGTTACCACTATGCCAAATCGTTCCATTGATATGCCCTTGATTTGAAGTAGTCATTGCTACCCAACCAACCGAAGACCAACTACTATTATCGGTTTTGTTTCTAATTTTAAATCCACGAGATGGAGTATTGTATTCAAACTCCATTTGGACAGTTCCAGTAGAACCACCAGCATTAGTTGACCATAAGATTGATGAATATCCACTATATCCTAAAGTTCTGAATCCGTTATCAGTATATGAATCTATACTAGCACCACTTCCACCAGATAAACTTCTGAAGAATGATGTATTTTGTTGTCCATCAAATAAATCAGCGTCTAATCCACTACCAGCACCATCATTTCCGCTATGCCAAATAGTATTTCCACCATAAGTAAGTGCACCTGTACCACTTCTACCCAATGCCGTATTATCTGATGAACCGAATACTAAATAACCTTGAGTTGCATCCTGAACACCAGTTATTTGAATTGTATTTCCTACATTCGTATCACCAAACCATGCATCATCACCAATTCTTATATTTGTACCATTTCCATTATTAGAAAGATATAACTGATTAAATGTTGGTGAATCGGATGTACGGATGTTTTGGTTCATTAAATAAACCTCAGTTGCACCCTGTCCAGTATCAATATCGTTTGCGTAAATTCTACCAGCCGCTTGGAAGTTAGTATCAGCATACCATCTACCACTTCCCTCATTCCAAATAAATTGACGAGTTGCCGAACCTCCCCTTAATATCTCAATACCAGCATTCTCAGATGGAGTACCTGATGTAAAGTTTGAATTAAGGGTGATAATATTATCAGCCAATAGGATGGTTTCCGTATTGACAGTTGTTGTTGTTCCAGTAACACTTAGGTTACCAGTAACAACTAAAGTTGTTCCATCGAAAGTAAGATTACTTTCAACAGTTGCGTTTGGTGCTGAACCATTTAGGGTAATCACACCATTATTTGTTGTACCTGTTAATGCTAATAATCCAGAAGAACCAGAGGAACCAGATGAGCCAGATGAACCACTACTTCCACTACTACCACTTGAACCTGATGAACCCGAACTACCTGATGAACCAGAACTTCCACTACTTCCAGAAGAACCCGAAGAACCAGATGAGCCTGAGGTACCTGATGAACCTGATGTTCCACTACTTCCACTACTTCCACTACTTCCAGATGAACCAGGTGCACCAGATGCACCATCATTACCACTACTACCTGAACTACCACTTGAACCAGATGAACCACTTGTACCAGAAGTTCCCGATGTACCAGAAGAGCCACTACTACCACTACTACCGCTTGAACCAGAAGAACCTGATGAACCAGAAGAACCAGAACTTCCACTACTACCCGATGTACCAGGTGTACCACCTTCACCACCAGCACCATCTCTACCAGATGTACCGGAAGAACCAGATGAACCTGACGAACCACTACTTCCAGATGAACCATCATCTCCATCAATACCAGAACTACCACTTGAACCAGATGAACCAGAGGAGCCGGATGAACCAGAAGAACCAGAAGTACCAGCTGAACCACCAACACCATCTTGTCCATCTACACCAGAAGAACCACTACTACCACTTGAGCCAGAAGAACCAGACGAACCAGAACTACCAGATGAGCCGGATGAACCCGATGAACCACTTACACCAGAAGAACCTGATGAACCACTTACACCAGAAGAACCTGAACTACCAGATGAGCCATCTGCACCATCTGCACCAGATGAGCCAGATGAACCAGAACTACCAGATGAGCCAGATGAACCACTACTTCCACTACTACCACTACTTCCGCTAGTTCCACTACTTCCACTACTTCCAGAAGAACCAGAACTTCCACTTGTTCCAGAAGTACCACTTGTACCAGAAGAACCACTACTTCCGCTGCTTCCAGATGAACCCGAAGAACCACTACTTCCAGAAGAACCACTACTACCGCTTGAACCAGATGAGCCAGATGAACCAGCAGAACCATCAGTACCACTACTTCCACTTGTTCCACTTGAACCAGATGAACCATCTATACCACTAGTCCCAGATGTTCCAGATGAACCAGAAGAACCTGAAGAACCCGAACTACCAGATGTACCACTTGTCCCAGAAGTACCAGCAGTACCAGCTGCAGGTTCCCAACCAGTTGAAGTGTATCTATAAATGTTGGTATCGGAATCGTTATAATACAATTGTCCGATTTGCCCACCAGATGGTTCTGAACTAAATACTGGAATTACTACCGAATCTTTAATTAAAACTGAACCTGTAAATTGGTGGGTATCTGAAGATTCATCACCAAACACATTTGAACCTGATGAGTAAATTACTGATGATGAAATAAATGTTGTTAATAATTCTTGTGAGGTAATTCTACCGGCTACCGATAAGTTTCTGTCAATACTAACATCTCTACCAACTGATAAATCATTATCAACTGTCAAATCCGTTTCTATGGTAGTTGAACCAGTTACTGTTAAATCATTGTTGATTGTTGTTTCTGCATCAATTACTAATCCGAAGTTTGGAGAAATTGCTGCTTGAGCTGAACCCGATTTGATTCTATTGATATCACCCAATGCCTCAGCAGGTACATTGAATAATCCACCACCATCACCACTAATAAATGCACCAGATATTTCACCAGTTGCATTAACATCACCATCGATGTTTGTAGTTACATTAATTTCTAAAGTTGTTCCATTGGATACGGATGCCGTTGCTGAACCTTCTGCAATTCTAGCAATATCACCAGTTAATGCAGTTGTGGGAATGTTGTTCAATTCTGAACCATCCCCTACAAAAGAACCGCTAAATGAAGATGCAGTTATACCATTCTCTACATTTAAAGATGTGTTAATATCAACCGAAGAAGTTGATATATTAATCTGCTCTACTCCCTGTACATCAATCGAAAGTAAACTTTGACTGACCTGATTGATTCCGTTTGGGTTCTTTCCTCCGTATTCCATTAACCTCTATTTATGATATCTCTAATACTGAAACAATAACATCTGCCGAATCAGTTACATTAGATGTTACCGTTATTAAGTCACTTGCTTCCAACACAACCTTTTGTTCTCCACCCACCAAAACAGCGGATGAACCTTGTGGGATTACAGCTCCCTTTACTAAATATTTAGTAACTCCAGCAGAACTATCAGTTATCTCCACATCTACATAAATATTTTGAGATACAATATTTGCCACATTTACACCAATCACAGTTGTTGATGTAGCGGCTGGGGTTGTGTAAACAACCAATCCACCAGTACTAGCAGGTCCTTTTATACTATTTTTAAATATATTTGCCATATTCTTATCCTAATGCTATTGAGAATGCCAAAGCCGAGTCCAATACATCTACACCATCTACTGTAAATGAATTACCAGAAGTAACATTTACCGAACCACTTATTTCAACCGAACCGCTATTGATGATATTTACACCACTACCAGTATTGGAAGTACCAACTGTTAAGGTTTCCCTAACTATTAAATCAGTAAACTCAGCTTGTTCAACCGTAATATCTCCAGTAAATGAACCAGTAACTGAACCACTAAATGAACCAGTAAATGAACCACTCAATTCAGCGTATGCCGAAGGAGCTTGTGTAATCGAACCGGAAAAACTTGGGCCGTCTATTCTCATTGATAATTACCTTTTGTTAGGTATAAATATTAAAGAATTATCTTTTAACCTCTCAAGGCTTAGTTGGCCAACTAATATCAAATGGATTGGGTTGATTTGTTATATTTCTAAGTTGTTGTCTGTAAGTTTGCCACTCCGTTAATGTTGAACCAGTGACTGGTGAATCTTGGAATTGTGTCCAATCGCATGCTGATAAGAGTTGATTTCTTTCTTCTCTAATTTCTTCCCACTTTATTTCTTTTCTTGTGTTAATTGTTGTTTCATCCGCATCAGTTATTTCATAAGTTTGAATATATACTGAACCAGATAGTGTAGGAGTTACCTCCACAACATCTTTGGTATAATCATCATCATACCCAACATCCACCAATTCAACTTTATAAACACCAAATGTTTCCAATAAAGAATCCGAAATAATAGTTGGAAAACTAATATTTTTATTTTCGGATTTTAATTGTTCAACCGAATATGGATAAGTAATATTTGAACCTGAAACTTTTAAGTACATAATCTTTTAAGTAAATGTTGGTGGTATTGATGCGAAATTAGTTAAACCTGTACAAAATGCGAAACAATCAGTACCTGTTGGTGTTGGTGTTCTTTGCCAAATTTCATTTCCACTTAAATCTTGTGGAGTACTACCACCCAATTGATTTACAGTAGTTGCCATATTAAATGAATTTGCAAATGTTGTAACCGATTGATTATATGTAAAGAAATTTGATGGAATAGAAGTTACCTTACGGCAGTTTCTGAAAACTGATTCAAAGTTTACAACTAAAGTATTATTATCAAATAATCCAGATGGGATTGATGTTAAATTTAAACATGCGTTAAATGTACCAGAAAATGCAGTTACCAATGTATTATTATCAAATAATCCAGATGGGATTGATGTAATACCTTGACAGAATACGAATGTGTTAATAAAAGTTTTAGCGTTTGAGGCATAATCAAATAATCCATTTGGAATATAACTTATGCCAGTTTGTCTGAATGTTGAATCAAAATTAACAACAGTATTTAAACCCTCATTCAAAGTTGCATTATTTGAGCCATCATTGGGTAATGATGTTAAATTAGTACATCCATAAAAATCAATTTGTTGAAAATCAACTTGCCCCCAATCATCAACAGAACGATATAAAATTCTATAAGATGAGTTGTTTACATTGAAAGCTGGGCAGTATCCATTTACTATAATTTGATATGTACCAGCAGATGAATATGTGTGAAACCTACTTACGGAATTTTTAGTGGTAATTGTAGTAGTACCTCCACCATCACCCCAGTCCACAGTTATATTTGGATTAGGTAATGTACCCACATTGATGGGTAATTCAAACTGAGTGTTTGATGTTGTGGTTTGTATTGTAAATTTAAAAGGTCTCACTTGTCCTGCTTCTATTGATAATAATCTTCTTGCTATACTCATAATTCATAACTCATTAACTTATATTGTTAGCACTTAGGAATCCATAATATGTTGTCCCTCCATCATAAGTATAGAATACCAAAATATCCTTACCTCCAGTAGTCAATGTTGGAGCTGCACCATTTGCCCATTCGATTGTGCCTGGCCAATTTACTGTTGCACCTGGTCCACCATCTTCCATCACCAATGTGAATCCAATTGAACGAGGACCTGTTGGTGCGTTGGAAATTGTAATTGTAATATTTCCAGTTCTATTAATTCTGAAGTTGTTAGCGGTTGCTAAGTTGATATTAGTTGTGCCAGTAGAGTTTCCAATGTTATTGTAATTCTCATGGAATCTCGTAGAGAATGTTGCATCACTTACATCTAAATCACCAGTTACATCTAATAAGTTTCCATCGAAAGTTAAATTAGTTTCAGCGGTTGCAGTTCCATCACCATCAGCAGTGATAACTCTATTATTACCATCACTATCTAATTGTAAGAATCCGCTTGTTCCACTACTACCAGATGAGCCAGATGAACCAGCCGTACCAGTAGAACCAGATGAGCCAGCTGAACCTGTTGTTCCCGAAGTACCAGCCGAACCATTTGAACCATCAATACCTTGCGTTCCAAAGAAAGTACCATCTATACCAGATGTACCAGAAGAACCTGATGAGCCAAATCCACTTGTACCAGACGAACCCGATGAACCTGAGGTTCCCGATGAACCACTTGAACCAAAATATGTTCCATCTAATCCACTTGTACCAGAGGTACCCGAAGTACCATGTGAACCCAAACCAGAAGTACCAGAAGAACCACCAAGACCACTTGTCCCAGAAGTTCCAGATGAACCACTACTTCCAAAGAAAGTACCATCCAAACCTGATGTTCCAGAAGTACCATGTGAACCCAATCCAGAAGTACCACTACTACCACTTACACCCGAAGTACCAGAAGTACCGGATGAACCAAAGAATGTACCATCCAAGCCGCTTGTTCCAGAAGTACCACTTGTTCCATTTGAACCTATACCAGAAGTACCCGAAGAGCCACTACTTCCACTCGTTCCAGATGTACCATTACTTCCGAAGAAAGTACCATCTCTACCCGATGTTCCAGATGTACCAGCTGTTCCACTTATACCTGAAGTACCCCCACTACCAGCCGTTCCACTTATTCCAGATGTTCCAGAAGTACCAGCGGTTCCCGAAGAGCCAAAGAATGTTCCATCTAAACCTGATGTTCCAGATGTACCAGCCGTTCCACTTACACCACTTGTACCATTAGAACCGCTTTCTCCAGAAGTACCATTAGTACCAGAAGTACCACTACTTCCAAAGTAAGTACCATCCAATCCAGAAGTACCACTCGTACCCGATGAACCAGAACTACCACTTGTACCAGCCCCACTTGTACCAGATGTACCATTTGTACCCGAAGTACCACTACTACCAAAGAATGTACCATCTACCCCACTTGTACCAGATGTACCAGTTGTTCCAGATGAACCACTTGTACCGGCTCCACTTGTCCCAGAAGTACCGGCCGTACCACTGCTTCCGAAGAATGTACCATCTACACCAGAGGTACCTGAAGTTCCATTTGTGCCCAATCCAGAAGTACCAGATGAACCACTAATACCACTTGTCCCAGAAGTTCCAGATGAACCGAAGAATGTTCCATCTAAACCTGATGTACCACTTGTACCAGACGAACCAGTACCACTTGTCCCAGAAGTACCAGAAGAACCAATACCACTTGTACCCGATGTTCCACTAATTCCAGAAGTACCAGTCGTACCACTACTTCCGAAGAATGTTCCATCCACACCACTTGTCCCAGAAGTACCAGTTGTTCCAGATGAACCAGATGAACCACTAGCACCATCAACACCAGATGAGCCTGAGGTTCCAGAACTTCCAAAGTAAGTACCATCCAATCCAGAAGTACCACCTGTACCTGAAGTACCATTTGTTCCTACTCCAGATGTACCACTACTACCACTTATACCACTTGTTCCAGATGAACCAGAAGTACCATCAACACCAGAAGTACCGGATGAACCACTAATCCCAGATGTACCCGAAGTTCCTCCACTACCATTTGTACCACTTAACCCAGATGTACCCGAAGAACCACCAGTGCCTGAAGTACCATTTGAACCACTTGTTCCAGAAGTACCACTACTTCCTTCAGCCGAAGTTCCAGATGTACCTGAAGTTCCATTTGTACCATCTCTGCCACTTGTTCCAGAAGTTCCTCCACTTCCACTTGTCCCAGCAGTACCAGATGAACCTTCAGCAGATGTACCTGAAGTACCATAAGAACCAGTTGTTCCAGAAGTTCCTGATGTGCCACCAGTTCCAGCTGTACCAGATGAACCCGAAGAACCATCTACCCCACTTGTTCCAGATGTACCTGAAGTACCATAAGAACCAGTTGTTCCTGATGTTCCACTACTACCACTACTGCCGCTTGTTCCAGATGTTCCATTTGAACCACTTGTTCCAGAAGTACCCGAAGTTCCGCTAGTTCCAGAAGTTCCAGCGGTTCCAGTTGAACCTGAAGTTCCTGAAGTTCCGCCTGTCCCAGATGTTCCCGATGTACCAGCTGAACCTCCACTACCACTTGTCCCAGAAGTACCAGAAGTTCCTGATGTTCCGAATGAACCAGTTGTTCCCGAAGTACCAGAAGTTCCCGATGTTCCACTTGTCCCAGATGTCCCAGAAGTTCCCGATGTACCCGATGTACCACTTGTCCCAGATGTTCCTGAAGTTCCAGTAGTTCCGCTTGTTCCACCAGTTCCAGAAGTTCCGTTTGTACCAGATGTACCACTTGTCCCAGCTGAACCCGATGAACCTCTCTCACCACTTGTTCCAGAAGTTCCCGATGTACCACTTGTCCCTGCGGAACCCGATGAACCCGATGTTCCAGAAGTACCAGCGGAGCCGGAAGAACCTTGTGCACCACTTGTACCACTACTACCAGATGAACCAGATGAGCCTGAAGTTCCTCCACTACCACTACTACCAGATGAACCTGATGAGCCCGATGTACCAGAAGTACCACTTGTTCCGCTTGTTCCGCTTGTACCAGAAGTACCACTACTTCCACTACTACCGCTTGAACCAGACGAACCTGAAGTTCCTCCACTACCAGAAGTACCAGATGAACCTCCACTACCAGAAGTACCAGATGAACCAGATGAACCACTTGAACCTGATGAACCAGAAGTACCAGAAGTTCCACCCGAACCAGAAGTTCCGGATGAACCTCCACTACCAGATGTTCCACTACTTCCACTTGAACCAGAACTTCCGCTTGTACCGCTTGTACCGCTTGTACCAGAAGTACCACTTGTACCCGATGTTCCGCTTGTACCAGAAGTACCACTTGTCCCAGATGTACCACCACTTCCAGATGTACCGGATGTTCCACTACTTCCACTTGAACCAGAAGAACCACTACTTCCACTTGTTCCAGAAGAACCACTACTTCCACTACTTCCAGAAGTACCACTTGTCCCAGAAGTACCACTTGTTCCAGATGTTCCAGAAGTACCGCTTGTTCCGCTTGTACCAGAAGTACCACTTGTCCCAGATGTACCACTTGTCCCAGAAGTACCAGTTGTTCCACTACTTCCACTTGAACCAGAAGAACCAGCCGAACCTGTTGTTCCACTTGTTCCAGAAGTTCCTGATGTACCAGAAGTGCCGCTAGTTCCAGAAGTTCCCGATGTTCCAGAAGTGCCGCTAGTTCCCGATGTTCCAGACGAACCAGATGAACCTCCACTACCAGAAGAACCTGAAGTACCACCAGTTCCAGAAGTACCACTAACTGCGGTTACAGGTCTTGTCTCTACTCTATTGGTAGATGTATTAAGTACTAAAACAGTATCCGATGTACCTTCAGGTAATCCATCGAAGAATACACTACCAGTTACACCCAAACTACCAGTGATTAAGAAACTACCAGAGAATACACCAACACCATTTTTAGGTAAGAAGTTTTCTCCAACAAAATCACCAGCATTTAATGCGAATGAAGCAGTTTGTGCATAAGATGCTGAAAGTACAGTCATCGATGCCGTTTGTGAGTTTCTCACATAATCTTCCGCAGATACAGCATTGATAGCGTAAGATGCTGAAAGTGCGTATGATGCTGATAAAACAGTCATCGATGCAGTTTGGTCAGTTCTTACGAATAAATCAGTATTAAAATCACCAGCGTTTATTGCGAATGATGCGGTTTCAGCATAAGATGCTGAAAGTACAGTCATCGATGCCGTTTGTTCACTCTTAATATATTGTGATAAGTTTCCAATCTCAGCAAGAGATTCTGAACTAAATCCTAATAAGTTTGATGCAGTTGCTGCGTTTTGTGCAAACTCAGCGTATGATGCTGAAAGTACTGTCCCCACTACATCATCACCCTTTGTAAACCCAGCTAATCTACCACCAGTACCAATTACCGCATGTCCACTTGTCAATCCACTAAATGTTACTCTAACCGATGAACTATCAATTGATTCAATGGCTTGTGGAATGATTTGTCCGTTGGAACCAGTTTCATAAATCTGAACTACTGGGTAATCTAAACTAAAATTGTGTTGGAATGTTACTTGAGTTACATTCTCAAATGGGAATAACGCTGTATCACCAAATTGGGATACAGGTCTAAATTTGTTTGCATCTGAATCAAATACTAAGATATCTAAATCTTCAGGTATATCAATACCTTGGTTTTCACCCTGATATGGTCCTACAAATGATGAAGTAATTCTTGGTGTAAATACTTCAGTAGTTGCTGTTATAATTGATGCTGATAAATTACCATCAATAAACACATCACCAATAAATGTTGAGCCACTATCAATAGAATCTACTCTAAAACCATAGGCAGGATTTGTAGATGCAGTTACCGAACCACTAAGGATTCTACTTTGGTCTAATCCAACGATTGCATCTGCAGGAATGTTAAATAATCCCTCACCACTACCACTAAAGTACCCACTTCCAGATGGTATTGTTGTGTTCCCACTAATAAATAAACTACCAGTAAATGTAGAACCACTAAGTGGAGAATAAACAGCGAATCCATATTCAGGATTAACAGAGGCAGATATGGCACCAGATACAATTTGTGGTAATTCTAAGTCTACTAAAGATTCAGCAGGAATGTTAAATAATCCACCACCATCACCTACGAATAATGTACCACTAATTGAAGAGTTTACAACAAAACCCAAATTAGGGTCAACTGATGCGGTTACAGAGCCAGAATTGATTCTACTTAATTGTAAATCCTCAAGTGCATCCAATGGAATGTTATATAATCCGCCACCATCACCTTGATAAAGGGATGCTGATATTGATTCCGAAATAAATACAGAACCACTAAATTCCGAAATAACCGAACCACCAACATTATCAAATACTCTGAAGTATCCATCTTCCGAAACCGATGCCGATACTGAACCTGTGAAGATTTTTGATGAATCAATTGCTAAGTTAGCAATATCAATATTTGTAATACCACTACCATCACCAGTAATAATTCCACCAACAGTTAATGATTCCGATACATTAAGAGAGCCACTTAAAGATGTAAGTACACTTCCAGTAATTCCCGTATCAAATACTTTAAATTCACCATCAGGTGAAATTGATGCAGTATATGAACCAGTTGCTAAACGAGCGGTATCAAATGATAAGTTGGCAATTGAAATGTTTGTTAATCCACTACCATCACCACTAATTATACCATCAACAACATCAAATGAACCAGTTATTAATACCGAACCAGTAAATACAGAACCACTAAGTGGTGAGATTACTACAAAAGTATCTCCACTAGCTACCGAAGCTGTTGCCGAACCACTTGCGATAAGAGGAGCAGCTGCCGCTTGTACATTATCAAGTTGTGAACCATCACCTACGAAGAATCCCGCAGTTACAGTATCTTGAACTTTAACTGAACCAGTAACTACTAAGTTAGTACTACCAGTATTATATCCAATGGTTGTACTACCACTTACATCAACATTACCAATAAATCTAGAACCACTGTTAAGTGCAGTTACAATAAATGTATCACCACTTTCAACTGAAGCTGTTGCCGAACCACTAGCAATTACAGGTGATAAATCAGCCTGTATGTTTCTTAGTTGAGAACCATCTCCAGCAAATGAACCACTAAATGAACCACTTGCTTTGTTTACTATTAATTCATTTGATGTGATAGTTTCAGTAACATCTAAACTACCAGTAATATCTACATCACCAGTAAATATATTTCTTGTTATTTCAGGTTTAGAGTTGTAAACTAAAATTGCACCACCATAGGAAGCTGTTTCTTCCGAATAGTAATATAAAGTATTTGGAGTACTACCAGTTGGTATGAAACTTAGGAATGCACCACTATTACCCGGCAATACACTACTTGATACCACAGCTGTGGTATATTCCAAAGTACCTCCATTATGAATTCCATCAGAAACTGTTGATAATCTTAAAGTGTTTCCAATATTAGTACTATCCGATAAATTAAAATAATAAGATGTGCCCTTTACAACTTTTAATATTTTTTGTGATGTACCATCTACCACAAATTTACTTTGAGATACAATTACCGAATGTGAAACCGGTAATGTTTCGTAAATAACAGATGATGATACATTTAAACCACCACCAACTACTAAATCACCATCAATAGATGCTGAAGTATTTACATTAAATCCGTATGATGGGTCAGTTGATGCAGTTACACTACCACTAGCAATGAAAGTTCTTCTAACAACATCTTCCGCAAGTGCGGTAAGTGGAATATCAAATAAGTTAGCACCACTACCACTAAACGAACCACTAAATTCAGTTGCTCTTACAATGGTTGTATCAATATCACCAGTTGTTGAAAGTGAACCAGTTATTTTTTGATTTCCAATTACATTAACTGAACCAATTAGTGTATGTGGGATTTCATCTTCATATATTTCTTCAACTAAAGAAATAGAATTACCCATCGTTGAGTGGATACTACAATTATAGTAAAGAGTTACACTACTACCAGTTGGAGTAAATGTAAATGAACCACTATCAGTACCATTAAATCCGTCTATCTGAGAACCAGTAATTACACCTGTTAAAGTTGTACCTGGTACGGATTTGATGTAGAACGGATGCCCTTCTGCATCTATGTTGAATGTATAGGTTACATTTTTAACTAAAGTTAATGTAGGGTCATTTCCATCGATTGCCCCACTAAATACATAATCAGATGAACCATTGTTTGCAATGTCAAATGTGGTTAGTAGAGAACCAGTTGGAATTACTGCTTGCGATGATGATGCTATTAAACTACCACTTGTAGTTATACCCCCATCAAATCTACCAGTTGAATTTACTTCAAATCCCCTATTCGGGTCAACCGAAGCAGTTACACTACCACTTACAATTCTAAATGCCTCTTCAGTAATTGCAGATAGTGGAATATTAAATAGAGATTCACCACTACCACTAAAGATAGATGCGGATGTTGTCCCAATTACATTTAAATCACCCTCAATAGATGATGATGTATTTACTACAAATCCTAAGTTTGGTGAAATGGATGCAGTTGCTGAACCACTTGCTATTCTAGCAGCATCTTCAGAAAGTGCTGATTGTGGGATATTAAATAAGTTCTCACCACTACCACTAAATGCATACCCACTACTTAATTGTACACTACCACTAACTTCAATTGAACCACTAAATATAGACCCACTACCAACAGATATTACTCTAAATAGTTCATCCTCAGTAGATGCAGTTACTGCACCACTAGCAATTAATGGTGAATTATCTGAAAGGGCTGATTGTGGAATATTAAATAATCCAGAACCATCTCCTACAAATCCACTTGATGTAATAAAACCACTAGCGGATATATTACCATATACTTCAGTTTCACCAAATAATTTTTGAGTATCACTTCCACTATCATCACCGAATATGTTTGAACCAGATGAGTAAATAATAGATGATGAAATGAAATCTACATAAAGTTCTTGTGCGGTAATCCTACCACCTACAAATAAATCATTATCAACAGTTAAATCACCCTGAATTGAACCAGAACTATTAACTACAAATCCAAAGTTTGGAGAAACCGATGCGGTTACTGAACCACTTGCTATCCTATTTGCATCCTCAGAAAGTGCTGATTGTGGGATATTATTAAGTTGTGAACCATCACCAGCAAATGAACCACTAAATGAACCAGTAAATTCATCGGCTGTTATTTTTTTAGCTTCTAATGATTCTGATACAAATACACTACCACTAAATTCTGATTTTACAGAACCAGTTGAATATACCTTAAATATACCATCAGTTGAAACTGATGCGGTTACTGAACCAGTTGCAATTAGATTTGAAATAAGTGCATCATCGGTTAGTGCTGTTCTTGGGATATTGAATAAGTTAGCACCACTACCACTAAATGATGAACCACTGTTAATTTCTACATTTCCACTTACAAATAATGAACCACTCAATTCAGTTGTTACAGAACCAGTACCCTGTACTCTAAAGAATCCATCAGTTGAAACCGATGCGGTTACTGAACCTGTTGTAATTAAGTTTGAAAGAAGTGCATCCTCAACTAAGGCTGAACGAGGTATGTTAAATAGGTTTTCACCACTACCACTAAAGAATGAACCACTACTTAGGAAAACACTACCACTAAAAGTAGAACCACTTAATTCGGATACTACAACGAATCCATCATTAGGGTCAACCGATGCGGTTACCGAACCAGTTGCTAATCTTCCAGCTTGAACAGATAATAGAGATTCGATTGCGTTTTGAGCTTCATCTGAGAGTGCTGAGAATGGTATATCAAATAATTGTTCGCCACTACCACTAATAAATGAACCACTAGCTAAGAATATCGAACCACTAAATGTAGAACCACTATCTTCCGAAATTACCACAAACCCAGCATTAGGGTCAACTGATGCAGTTACTGAACCACTTGTGATTCTATTAATTTCAAAAGCAAGTGCTGATTCTGGGATATCAAATAACCCTAAACCACTACCACTAAAGAATCCACTTCCAGATGGTATATTCACACTACCAGTTACATCAACCGAGCCAATGAATGTTGAACCACTCTCAACGGAAGTTACTACAAAGCCATCTTCAGGTGTAACCGATGCAGTTACTGCTCCACTTACAATTCTATTCGAAAGAAGAGCATCTTCAGTAAGTGCTGCTCTTGGAATATTAAATAAGTTCTCACCACTACCACTAAAGAATGAACCAGATGATAAGAAAATTGAACCACTAAAGGTTGAACCACTATCTTCTGAAATTACTACAAATCCTTCATTTGGAGATACAGATGCCGTTACACTACCACTTGTAATTCTATTGATTTCAAATGCTAAAGCGGCTTGTGGGATATTAAATAAATTTTCACCCGAACCACTAAAAGCAGAACCACTATTTAATTGTAAATTTCCACTTACAAATACACTACCACTTAATTCGGTTGTTACAGACCCAGTTCCAAATACTCTAAAGAATCCATCCTCAGATACAGATGCAGATACTGAACCAGTAGTGATTAAATTTGATAATCTAGCATCTTCGGTTAATGCCGAACGAGGGATATCAAAAAGATTAGCACCACTACCACTAAAAGCAGAACCGCTATTAAGTTGTACACCTCCACTTACAAATACCGAACCACTAAATTCAGATGTTACCGAACCAGTTCCAAATACTCTAAAGAATCCATCTTCCGAAACAGATGCTGTTACACTACCCGTTGTAATTAAATTTGAAAGAAGTGCATCTTCAGTAAGTGCTGATTTTGGAATATTAAATAGATTTTCACCACTACCAGAGAAAGATGAACCACTAATAAGTTGAACATTCCCACTAACAAATAGTGAACCGCTTAATTCAGTTGTTACTGAACCCGTAGATTGCACTCTGAAGAATCCATCGGTTGAAACTGATGCAGTTACCGAACCCGTTACAATCAATGGTGATTGTAATGCATCAGGTGCTAATGCAGAACGAGGTATATCGAATAACTCAGCACCACTACCACTAAATACCGAACCACTACTTAGTTGAATACTACCACTAAATATAGAACCACTTTCAACCGAAGTTACAGTAAAGACATTATTTTCAGTAGATGCCGTTACAGCCCCACTAGCAATTAATGGAGAATTATCAGAAAGTGCAGATTGAGGAATATTAAATAATGCCTCACCACTACCACTAAAAATAGATGCTGAAATTATGTTTGCTTCTATACTTTCAGATACAAATACAGAACCCGATATTGTTGTATTTCCTAATATACCAACTCCACCAATAATACCAACTGAACCAGTAATATTTGTATTACCATCTACGGTCAATGAACCAGTCATTTCAACCGAACCAGTGAATATTTGTCTATCGGTTAATTCATCACCAAAAATGTTTGAACCTGTGGAGAAAATAATAGAAGATGAGATAATTTCAACAATAATCTCTCTTGCTACAATACGATTATCAACAATTAAATCACCAGTAATTCTTGCAGTACCATCTACATCAATATCACCAAAGAATGATGCTGATGTGTTTACTAAGAATCCCGTATTTGGAGCGATGGAAGCGGATACCGAACCACTTCTTAATTGTGGTACATCTGGGAGGTTGTTTAATTCAGAACCATCACCAGCAAAAGAACCACTAAATGAACCACTAAATTGGTCTAATTGAAGTGTAGTAACGAATAAACGATTACCATCCGCATCAGAAGCAACTAATGCGATTGAGCCCGATGAAATAGAACCACTCTCAGGAACACCTAAGTTTGGCTCTGCTTCATTTAATCGTAGATATTCATACCTGTCCTCCGAAACATCGGTAGGTCTTACTACTTTAACCTTTCCGCTTAATAATTGGCTCATTTACTACCTTAGTTATTAGTATATAATTATTCATTAGCACTTTCAAGAATCGATAATATCACCGTTAAATCGGCTGAACCCGACATAATTAATGAAAAATCTTGCTCCAATACTAACTTACCTGCCACAATGGGAGATAGTGAATCGCCAGCTGGTATAGTTACTCTTGTTATCAAATCAATAGGAGATTGTAAAACTCTTGTTGGATTTGAAATTGTTTCCGATATAGCATTGAATAATTCCAAAGAAGCAGTAATTGAACCACTTTCAGCAATTAATGTATTATCGAACGATTGAGTGTAATTATCATTGTAAATTCTTGATATATCAACTGAACCAGTTATTGATTCATTAATAAGTATTTGTTGAATCATTTTATTCGCATAATCAATCGCTTGATATGATGCTGTGTAATAATCATCAGGTATTAAAATTTCTCCATTTTTGTTATAGTATGAAAGTGCTGCTTTTCGTGATTGTAAAGTTCCACCCTCAATTAAATCATCCTCAACACCATTTACAGCCGTTCTAACATATCCTTCAAAAAATGAAGAAGTAAAACTAAATGGTAGAATTTGTAAATTATTTTGAAAATTTATATAAGCTGAGGCTTCTTTTTCAATAAAAGTTTGATTTTTTGCAATTAAAGCAGATGCACTTATAAAACTACCACTATTGATAATATCATCAACTTGCGGTGTTGGTAATTCCCTATTACTTGTAATTTTCATAGTAATTGGTGTATTTGTAGTACCAGTATTAGTTACCTGTGCTGATAATAAGATTGTAGAAACTCCAGTTGGAGTAGTATATACAATATCATCATCACCAGTTAGAGTGGTAAGTACCGATTTAAATGAGTTTAGTGCAATTTGTTCTGCCATATCTTTATCTTTTTCCTATATAAATATCAAATTTTTTAATCTTGAAGTGCCAATGAGAATGGTGTTACTAATGAGAATAACGATTTAGAGAATGTTCTACCTTCTAATGTACCAGTTGCCTGTTTAATTATAAGTCCAGCACCAATCTTAAAGTCACCAAGTTCGTTACCAGAAGTAAAGAATACTCTACCACCAGCTACTTCTACAATTTCTTTATTAGGGTCTGGGATACCATCACCACCTTGGTTAGGAGGTAATGCTTTATAAGTTACACCAGCACCAGCATATGAGAAATCATGTCCAGTTGTAATAATTAGAGAACCAAATTCTTCAACAGGACCCTGTCTAGCCACAAATTGGAATTGTGTTCTTAAATATCTATTTGTATTTGCGGTTTCATACTTTTGTTCATTTACAACAACAGCTGCACTTCCATACACACCAGTGTAATATGATTGGGCTGCTCTTATACTTCTTTCATTACCACCATAGATAATATCAGTTGCAATAGCATCTACGATGAAACCAGTATCTCTATAACATTTTTCCTCATTATATATAAAATCAGGGAATGCTGCGTTTGTATATGTAATTGCTTTACCTTGTAAATCTTTTTTGGCCGCTCTAAGTGCATTTGCTCCATTTCTATTTAATAAGAATGGGAATACTAATTGAGTTTGTTTAATTACCTTTTCACTCAATCCTTTAGCGAAATCAATACCATCGGTTGTTTGTGGTTTTTGTTCCGTTGTTGCGATTGAAGGAATGTAGTAGTAGAAAGTACCAGCTTGAACTGCTCTTTCGTTACCACCATATTTCAAGTCGGTTGCCACAGCATCAATGATGTATCCCAAATCTCTACTACAACTTACTTCATTGTATTGGAATTCACTCCAAGAAGAAGATAAGTAAGCAATCGTTTCTTTCTGAATGAAAGTTGTGTTGTTTCTTAATAAATCAATACCATTTAATGTTGCCGTTGATGGAGTTGTGTATTCTAAGTTTTGAACCACATTTTGTGCAGTTCCATTTGCGAATCTGATTCCATCCACAGTTGGGTCTAATTGGTTAGCTTCAGATGGTACACCAGCTACGGTTGCTCTTGATGGATATCTCCAATAGAACAATCCTGCGGTTGTACTTCTTTCGTTACCACCATAAAGTAAATCAGTTGCTGCAGCATCTACAATGTATCCAGTATCTCTTCTACACTTATCCTCATTGTAAACCACATTACTCCAAGAAGATGAGATGAATTCGATAGTTTCGTTTTGGATGAAACTTCTATTGTTTCTCAATAATTCAACCGATGCGGATACTTCAGAAGATGCGGTAGTGAAGGTTGTGTTCTCCATTACTTTTCTAGCCAATGTTCCAGCGTAGTTGATACCATCGATAGTTTGAATTAACTGAGAACCAGTTGCTTCAGATGGGTATAGGTAATAGAATTCACCAGCGGTTCTACTTCTTTCAGTTCCACCATATAGGAAATCAGTTGCCACTGCGTTGAGGATGTAACCCACATCTCTACTACAACTAGCTTCGTTATAATCGAAATCACTCCAAGAAGAAGATACATAAGCGATTACTTCGTTTTGGATAAATTCTTTATTATCTAAGATTACTCTATTTCCAGCTACTCTTTCAGCAGATGCGGTTACAAATACTTCGTTTTGTACCAATTTACTTGCCACATCACCAGCGTATTTGATACCAGTTATAGTTGGTTCTAATTCTGAAGTTGTTGCGTTAGATGGGAATTTGTAGTAGAATTCACCAGCAATCTTACTTCTTTGGTTACCACCATAAAGTAAATCGGTTGCTACTGCATCTACAATATATCCTACATCTCTCTTACAAGTTTCTTGGTTATATTCAAATCCTTCCCAAGACGAACTTAGGTATGCGATTGATTCCGATTGGATAAAGTGTTTGTTACCTCTAATCAATGATACAGATGCTGATATCTGAGTTGTTGGGAAATCAAAGGTTACGCCTTTCACAATTTGTTCTGTCAATTGGTATGCGTAATTGATACCATCAAATGTTTGCATTCTTTGTGAACCAGTTGCTTCAGATAATTTAGTTGCTCTATAATACTCTCTAGCATTTGTAGCTGATGCGGAAACTGAATTATGTAATAAATCGGTTGCAACACCATTTACAATAAATCCTACATCTCTAGCACATTTAACATCATCGTATTCAAATCCAACCCAAGAAGATGAGATATATTCTACAACTTCCGCTTGAATGAATGGTACACTTGCAGTAATCAATCCGTAAGCAGTTACGATGTTTGAACTTGTCAATGGAGAACCATACGCCGATGCGGTTGGGGTTGAACCCGTTCCATTTAAGATTGCATCCGATACAATTGCGAACGAAGATGAAATTGTGTTAAGAACTGAAATATCAGTTACACTACCACCAGTTGCAGGTGAGAATGAAGTTACTTTGATTCCATTATCGGTATTCAAACTTCCAGTTGGAACAAATAGAGTTTCTTTATCAATGATTTTCTCACTTAAATCTCTAGCGTAGATTAGTGCATCAACAGTTTCGGTTAATTGGTATCCAGTTGCCTGAGATGGGAATCTATAATAGAATTCACCAGCAGTTAATGCTCTTTGGTTACCACCCCATCTTAAATCAGTTGCCACCGCATCTACGATGAATCCAGTATCTCTTCTACAACTTGCTTCGTTGTAATCTAAGTTTGGATACTTAGCGTTTACAAATGCAATAGTTTCGTTTTGGATAAATCCTCTATTCAATCGAAGTGCATCGTACACATATTCAACTTCCGAAGATGCGGTTACGAATACCGAACCACTAACCACTTCAGTTACCATATTTTGAACGAAATCGATTGCAGTTACCGTTGGGTCTTTTTGTTGAGTTGCTGAAGGTACACCACCTACGATTGCCGAAGATGGATATCTATAATAGAAATCACCAGCGGTTACACTTCTTTCGTTACCTCCGTAAAGTAAATCAGTTGCTACCGCATCTAAGATAAAACCAACATCTCTCTTACAAGTTACGGAATTGTAATCAAAATCACTCCAAGATGAAGAGATGAATGCGATTGTTTCTTCTTTGATGAATTCTTTGTTGTTTCTAATCAATTCTACTGAAGCAGAAACCGCTTGTGAAGAAGTTACATAAGTATATCCTCTTACGATGTTCTCAGCCATTCTACCAGCGTATTTAATACCATCTAAAGTTGGTACTAATTGTGCGGATGATGTTGGTGATGAACTACCACTTACAATTGCTGCAGATGGGAATTCATAGTAGAACTTACCATTTACAACTGAAGCAGAAAGTGAGTTATGTAACATATCCTCTGCTGCGCCTGAGATAATCAATCCAACATCTCTACTACAACTTGCTTCATTATAATCCAAATTACTCCAAGAAGAAGATAGGTAAGCGATTGTTTCCGATTGAATAAACGGAATGTTTAACTTTAATAAGTTATAAGCTGCGATTGTTTTTGGTGCATCAGATGCATCACCATAATCTTCAATAGTTGGTAATGAACCAGTACCATTTTCCACAATATCAAGAACAACTGCTATTGATGATGAAATCAATCTTTGTTGTAATCTATCACCAAAACTAGCTGATGTGATTTGTGCAGTATCAGTTACTTTGATTAAGTTTGTTCTATCTGAGTTGTTAAATACGATTGTAGGTTTAACACTCAATCCATTTTGAACAATATTTTCAATGATACCCACACTTGCGTTCACTTTCGAAAGTTCGGTTGATGAACCACTTAGTGAAGAAGTAAATTGAGTTGTATCAGTTACTTTAATATTGTTAGATGAGTTGTTCACCAATGTTGGCAATGAACCAATACCATTTTCAATAATATTGATAATTTGACCAAATGATGAACTTACGATACCAAACTCAGTTGTAGTTGTGTAAGTACCACTAGCGGTTACATAAGAACCAGTAGTTAAGTTTTGAGGTACATCTAAAGTATCATCATACCACTTAGCTAATGCGAATGGAATATCATCAGTTCCAAATCTGATAATATCGTTGATGAATCCTACACTACGAGTTACATATCCTGCCTCAACTTCACTACCACTTAATGATGATGTGTATTGTTCGATATCGTTAATCTTAATTAATCCCTCAATTGATTCAGTTAATACAGGTAATGTAGTTACCGAATCTCGTTGTGTTCTCACAAATGTGTGAGTAGATTGTGGTAAGTGTTTCACAGCTCCGTTTGATGCCGATACGAAAGTATGAACCGATTGTGGTTCGTGCTTAACTGCATTTTGTGAAGCTGATACGAATGTATGGATTGAACCAGAAGCACTTCCAGCATCTCCTACATTGATTGTGAATGTACCATCTTGTCTCTTAATACCATTTGTAGTTGCTGATATGAATGTGTGTTCACCTAAGTAAGATGAAGAACCTACATTGATATCGAATGTGTTTGTAGTTACATTAGAAATTTCCAACCATCTACCAGATGGATAATCATATCCAGCTCTTGGGTACGAATGTTCGGTTTGGTTGTTATCAGATACACAAGTATAAGTCAATGCACCATCATCAACTTTCACATAATCACCATTACTAAATCCGTGATTTGCAATTGTTAATGTTACCACACCAGTTGATGGGTTGTAAGGAGCATCGGTTGGAGTATGTGATGTTGTACCAACTGAAGTAATCACAATTGATTTTTCAGCGTATGGGTCTGAACCACTTCTTGGATAAGAGTGAGTTGTTAAATCACCATCTTGGTCACAAGTGAATGCGAATGATTCGTTTTCTAACACCACACTTCTACCAACTCCCAATCCGAATGATTCACTTACAGTCAGAGTCATATCACCACTTAATGCGTTGTAAGAGGCAGATACAGGTGTGAAGTATTTGTTTGGACCAGATGCTCCAACATTTACTGTCATCGTAGTATCACTTACCGCAGTGATTGGTAATGAACGAACTGAATATTGGTCGATTCCAAATCGAGGGTAAGATTTAACCGATTGGTTATTATCCATTTCACAAGTAAATGCGAATGAACCAGTTGCAAGTACAACCCCCTCACCAACACTTAAAGTATGTTCCCCAACAGTGATTACGAAATCACCAGTTGCTGGGTCATAAGATGCGTTAGTTGGGTTGAACTCAATGTTTGGACCAGATGCTCCAACATTTACAGTTACAGTGTTTGATGTTACTGATTTAATGGTTAATCTACTATCGTATGCAGGTTGTCCAGCTGAAGGTAATTTGTGTTCGGTTCTATTACCATCCATTTCACAAGTGAATGTGAATGATTCAGGTTTTAGATAGATACTATCACCAACACTTAAACCATGTCTTACGATTGTCATTGCGAAATCACCAGTTGCAGGATTGTAAGTTGCAGTAGTTGGAGTGTACGATTTAATTCCAGTTGTAATAATTCCAGTTACACTATCTATCGATTTACTAACTTCGGTTTGATATGAACCACTCAATGCAATTGAAGATAATGTAGGTTCAAATGAAGTTACCCTTATGTTTCCATCCGTATTAAGAACTAATGATGGTGATTCTAAAGTATTATCAACTACGATATTTTTCAATAAACTTTGAGCGTATCTGATACCAGCAATAGTTTCTTCAATTTGAACACCGGTTGCTAATGATGGATATCTATAATAAAAATCACCACTCTTCACACTTCTTTGGTTACCACCCCATAGAACATCAGTTGCTACACCATCCAAAATGTGTCCAACATCTCTTCTACATTTTGTTTTATTGTAGTTTAAGAATGGGAATGCATAATCAATATACTCAACAGTCTCATCTTGGATTAGTGTTCTATTGTTTCTAATAGTATTCCAAACTTCCAACTTATCGGATGATGGTAATTGTAGTACCACATTCTGAACAATCTTTTGAACTAAGTTAGCTGCATGTACGATACCATCGATAGTTTCTACTTTCTGTCCTTCAGTTGCATCCGATGGGTATAACCAATAGTACTCACCAGCAATAACACTTCTTTCGTTACCACCATATCTCAAGTCAGTTGCAACGGCATCTAAGATATGCCCAACATCTCTTCTACATTTGTTTTGGTCGTAATCAAATCCAACCCAAGAAGATGAAATGTAAGAAATTACCTCATCTTGTACTAATTCTCTATTTCGTTCAATTAAATCATAAACCTCTCTTCTTTCCAACGATGCGGTTACTAAGAGAGTGTTACTTAACATTTTATCCGCCAATCTCTGAGCGTAAACGATACCATCTACTGTCTGATTCAATTGTGAACCCGTTGCTTGTGATGGATATCTATAATAGAAATCTCCAGCGATTACACTTCTCTCATTTCCTCCGTAGATGAAATCAGTTGTTGCTGCATCTAAGATGTATCCTACATCTCGTCTACACTTAACATCATCGTAATCAAATGAGTTCCAAGAAGATGAGATGTAAGAAATTACTTCATCTTGGATTAGTTCTCTATTTTGATGTACTAATTCGTATGCGTTTAATTTAACTGAAGATGGTTCGATAAATATTGAACCACTAACCACTTCTTTAGTAACTTCACCAGCATATTGAATACCATCCAATGTTGGGAATAATTGTGAACCAGTTGCTTCAGATGGATATTTGTAATAGAATACACCTGCGTTGATACTTCTTTCGTTACCACCATATACAATATCAGTAATGGTAGCATCTAAGATGTATCCGATATCTCTCTTACAAGTAATTTCGTTGTAATCAAATGTAGACCAGCTTGAAGATAAGAATGTGATTGCTTCTTCTTTGATAAAGTTCACATTATTTCTAATGATAGTTTCAGTATCCAATCTATCTTGTGATGCAGTTACGAATGATACACCTTTGATAATTTGTTCGGTCAATCTATATGCATAGTTGATACCATCTACTGTTTGATTTGCTTGTGATGATGTTGCTTCAGATGGGAATTCATAGTAGTACTTAGCGTTTACCACCGATGCAGATACTACACCATATCTTAAATCCTCAGCCACACCATTTACGATATATCCAACATCTCTACTACAACTTGCTTCGTTGTATTCGAAAGTTGACCAAGATGATGATAAGTAAGCTATTGTTTCAGCTTGAATAAATGCTACACTTGAGGTAATCAAACCATATGCGGTTATGATATCAGTATCATTTACTGGAGAACCATAAAGTGATGCAGTTGGTGTTGAACCAGTTCCATTTAATATTGCATCAGATACAATTGCAAATGATGCGGATATTGTTGGTAAAATACCAGTGTAATCCTCAAGTTCTCCAATACCCGGAGATAGATTAGTTACTTTAATACCTTCAGTTGTATTATCGATTTGAGTTGGCAATGAACCAGTTCCATTTTGGATAATATCCAATACGATTGCAAATGATGAAGATATTTTTGAAAGTGTACCAGATGAAATACTTAATGAAGAAGTTATCTGATTCACATCACCTCTCTTAATCAAACCATCAATTGTTTTTACAATAGTTGGTGCTACTGAACTTCCACTTTCCAATACATTAATTACAGTACTAATTGAAGAACTAATATTATTTCTTTCACTAATAGAAGCGTTCAATAAAGAAGTGTATTGAGTAGCTGTTGATACTTTGATATTACCAGCAGTATTTAATACTTTTTCAAACTCACCCTTAGTTGGAACATATACCAATTCTTGCTCATCTGAAAGTGGTAAACTATCTACAATATTGATTACACCACTTGCCGAAATATTATTTGGATTTACATAGTAAAGTGTATCAGGCGTATCAGCTAATGGTGTAAAAGTAATTGTACCAAATGTGATACCATTGTTTACCAATCCAATACTTTCATATACATCATAAACAGTACCAGCAGTTCTCTTAGTTTTGATTAACAATGGTCTATTGATTGTACTATCTTCAAATCCCATATCATTGATTGAGAAATTATACATTTCCCCTCTAACCAATGTAATAGTTGGGTCTTTAATTGAACCTTCGAATGAACCAGTATCTTCACCACCCAATCTCCAACCATTTCTTCCATCAAAATATTGAAGTTGTTCTTGTGTAAAATAAAATGCTTCAGTATCATTCGGTAAAGTAATTACTTCAAAATATGAAGATGAGTTAGCCGAACCTGATATTTGTTGTGAACCACTAATACCATAATCAATAATATCAATTACAGTTCTGAATGATTCTGAGATTTCAGCCGATAAAGTAGCTGATGCTGATATAGAAGAAGAGTATTGTGTGTTATCATTAAATTTAATACCACCCACAACATTCAATACTTCAGTTACATCATCAGGTAAAATTGTACCAATAGTAGTAGTGATTAAGTTATCACCATAAGAGTTCTTTGGAGTACCCACTTGTGAAATTGGTAAACCATTATAAGCCAATCCAATGGTTTTATCGGTTTGTACCGAACTACCACTTTCAATAATCTTAACAACCACATCAAATGAATCTTCAATTTGCTTAGCTCCTCTAATAATCATTTCGGTTAAATCCCTACCATAGTTAATACCTACAATAGTTTCATCTAATTGGAAGCCAGTAGCTTGAGATGGGAATTTGTAATAGAATGAACCAGCTTGGATACTTCTTTGATTACCACCATAAACTAAATCAGTTAAGATTGCATCTGTGATAAACCCAATATCTCTATAACATTTAGATTGGTTATAGTTTAGATATGCGTATCTATAATTTATGTAATCCAACACACTTTGTTGGATGTATGCTTTGTTTTCTCTAACAGTATTTGCAATGGAAACTTTTGTACTATCCGCTGATGTAAATGTAGTTCCTAATACGATTTGTTGTGAGATGCCAACCAAGTACTCAATAGCATCGACTGTTGGGTCTTTTTGTTGAGTTGTTGATGGAACACCACCCACTACTGCGGATGATGGGTATCTATAATAGTATTCTGCTGCTACTCTACTTCTTTCATTACCACCATATACCAAGTCGGTAATTGCGGCATCTAAGATGTATCCAGTATCTCTCTTACAAGTTGTTTCATTGTACACAACTTCACTCCAAGAAGATGATACAAATGCTACCACCTCATCAGCGATGAATTGTTTGTTGTTTACTAATAAATCTTTAGCATCCAATACCGCTTGAGATGGTTGAGTGAATGTAGCTTGTTCAACTACCTTTTCTGCCAATCTTCGTGCAAAGTTGATACCATCTAAAGTTTGGTTTAATTCTCCACCAGTATCACCATCGTTTCCAACAGTTGCCTGAGATGGATATAGGTAGTAGTACTCCCCTGCAATTACACTTCGTTCGTTACCACCATAGTAGATATCAGTTCTTACTGCATCTAAGATGTATCCTACATCTCTCTTACAAGTTACCTCATTATAATCGAATGTACTCCAAGAAGAAGAAAGGTAGAGTATAGTTTCATCTTTGATGAACTCAATGTTGGAATCAATTAAATCCCAAGCGGCTCTTCTTTCGGATGATGCGGTTTCGAATAATTCGTTTTGTACAATTTTTTGTGATAACTTACTTGCGTAATTGATACCATCAATTGTTTGGTTTAATTGTATAGTTTCTGCCTTTGATGGGAAATTATAATAAAACTCACCATTTACAACCGATTGAGATACCACACCATGTAATAAATCTTCCGCTGCTCCACTTACAATAAATCCAACATCTCTTCTACACTTAGCTTCATCGTATGAAGCAGTACTCCAAGAAGATGATAGATAAGCGATTGTTTCATCTTGAATGAATGAAATGTTATCAATCAATAAGTTGTAAGCCGCAACTACATTAGATGCGGTTAATGGAGAACCATAATCACTCTTAGTTGGAAGTGAACCAGTTCCATTTGTTACAATTGATGTTACAATTGCGAATGAAGATGAAATAAATGATACATCATCGCTATCAGCACTACCCGAATTTGTAATTTGAGTTGCCGAAGTAAATTTAATATTTTCTGAAATGTTTTCAACTATGGTTGGAAGTGAACCCGTTCCATTTTCTACAATATCTAATACGATTGCAAATGAAGAACTTACTTTGTTTACTTCCGCAGATGAAGCGGTTGTTGCGTTTGTTATAGGTGCAACACCACCCACATAAATACTTGAACTATTTTCAAGTAAAGAAGGTAATGAACCAGTTCCCAATTCAACTGCGGTTTTTACGATTGAAATAGATGAACTAACCAAAGTTCCTTCAGTAGAAGTTGCAACTGAACTACCATTTGTGTATTGAGTTGTATCGGTTACTTTAATACTACCAGTCCAATTGGTAACTTCAGTTGGAGCTACGGATGTACCATTTGTAATTATATCCGTTATGATACCATAATTGGTTACAATATTTTCAACATTAGAAGTATCGGAAGATGAAGTTACAATAGTACCATTTGTTACCAACTTGGGTTCATCAATAGTCCATTTAAAGTTTGGTGTGTTACCAGCAATTGCAGTTAATAATGAACTTTCTCCCTTTTTAATAATATCCTCTACCAAACCAAAAGATGAACTCACTTTTACTCTAATATCTTCACTACCAGAAAGTAATGATGATGTAAATGGAAGGATATCACCTGCCCTAACTCTAGCTTTGGTATTATCAACGAGTTGTGGTATTTCCACTAATTCATTTGTAACTACCTTATCAACAAATGATTTAGCATAAGAAATAGCATCAATGGTTTCATTTAATTGTTCACCATTAACCTTATCAACTGATACAGCTTGGTAATATAATCCGGCTCTAATACTCTTTTGGTTACCACCATAAAGAAGGTCAGTTGCTACCGCATCTAAAATATATCCCGTATCTCTTCTACATTTATCTCTTAGATAAACTAAGTTAGGGAATTGAGTATCTACAAACCTTACAGTTTCTTCTTGAATTAAACTTCTATTTTCAACAATCAAATCATATACCGATTGGTTGATTGAAGATGGTGATACAAATGTATCCTTTACAATTAATTTTTTAGATAAATCTCGTGCCCATTCAATACCATCGGTAGTTTGTAATAACTGAGTTGTAGTTGCTTCAGATGGGTAATCATAATAATATCTACCCGCAATTAAACTTCGTTCGTTACCACCATATCTTAAATCGGTTGCTACCGCATCTATAATATATCCTACATCTCTTTTACAAGTTACTTCATTGTAATCAAACCCCCTCCAAGAAGATGATACAAATGCAATTACTTCTTCTTGAATGAATGTTTTATTGTTTACTAATAAATCATATGCATTTTCAACATTTATAGATGGTTCTATAAAAGTAACATTACTTATTACTTTTTGAGCTAATCCACTTGCGTATCGAATTGCATCTAATGTTTGTTGTTTTTGTGAAGAAGTTGCTTCCGATGGAATATCATAATAAAAATTACCATTTCTTACCGATTCCTCATTACCACCATAAAGTAAATCATGTGCTGCACCACTTACAATGTAACCCAAATCTCGTTTACAAGTATCTTGATTATATTCAAAATCGCTCCAAGAAGATGATAGATATGCTATCGTTTCCTCTTGAATAAATGATAAGTTTCCTAATAATGCACTGTACCCATTTTGGTAATCAATAGATGGATTTTCGAATGAAGAACTTGGAATAATAGTAGGAGCATAATCACTACCCAAATCTAAAATTTGATACACAGTTGCAAAAGAAGCACTTATCTTTTGTTGTACAGCCAATGATGATGAAATATCAGTTATAAATTGAGGTGTCTCTGTTATCTTAATATTACCAGCATTTGATGAAGTGAATGGACTTAATGGATTGTTTGTATCATTTAATCCGAATTCAACTATACTCAAAATGGTGTTAAAATGCCTATTGATTATATCCACTTCAACCGAAGTTGCCGCATCAGAACCCACATATTGTATTTCGTCTGTTGCTTTTACCAAACCAACAATGTTATCAACTAAAGTATAGCTAGAAGTTGCTCTGTTACCTAGTCTTAAAGTTTCCTTTACTTTTGTGAATCTATCATCTATAATATTTAATTCGGTTGATGTGGCTGATACCGAACCTGTTGTTTGGATACCATTGGAGATATTCCAAACGGAACCAGTGTTGTATCCTCTAGTTGCTGATTTAGCTAATAGTGTTGGTATATTTGAAATACCACTTTCAACAATATTTGAAACCAGTCTATATTCAGATTTTGCCTGCTCAGCTATAGCATCCGAAGATTGTCCACTAATAAAATATTGTAACTCATCGGTTACTTTGATACCTTGATTTGTGTTAGGAACAAATTCAGGAATAGCAGATAACCCATCCTCAATCGTATCGATGATAATAGTATAATTATCCCTTACTCTATTGAATGCTTCGATATTACCACCACTACCTGTGATGAAACGAGAACCACTAGCATACATACCAAAATCACCAAATGAGGTGTTTGAGTTAAGTAGTACTGCTTGTCCACCATCTAATACCTTCACTGCGTATGCTGAGAAGTTGGTGAAGAAAGATACCAACTGAATGAATCCTCTACCAACAACTTGACAACCCACACCATTTGGCGCAATCTGAGTATATGCATCCAATACCATAGAAGCAAGAGGTGAATCGGGATGAATTCTATTACCATCTACATTCAAACCACCACCACCAGCTGGAATTGTTTCGTATTTCTCTAAGAATGAGTTTTCCTGATTGGAAATCATCGAACAGTTCTGAACATATGGAGATGTTGTGATAAATGCGTTTGGAGCGAATGCAATAGCGAATCCACTTCTAGCATTATCAACGGATGGAAATACTCTTAATCCAGCAAAAGTCATTTCTGCTAAATAGTTACCACTATTTACCCAAAATAAATCTTCGTTTTCATTCTTAGCAACAACTTTAGTAACCCTTAAACCAGCTCCCCAAACCGTTGTGTTTCTTGGGAGTTCGATTGGGTTTTCTTCCAAATAAGTACCAGCGGAAACTTCGATTCGGAAACCCGTAAACAATGAACCAGTTGGTAACCCATATCTACCATCATCACCAGCGGTTGCCAATTCAGCCGCTTTCTTAATAGTTCTTAGTGGGAATTGTTGAGTTCTACCATCGTTATTATCATCACCAGAAGTTGAGGATACATAAAGAGTAGCATCCATTGCTCCAAAATCTTCAGGTCTTATTCCACCAAATTTTTGAGAATCCAATGATTCCAATGAAATTGAAGATGTAAGATTTACGGCTTGGTCACCAACAACATTAAGAGGACCATCGATAGTAAGGGAACCCGTAAGGAATACCGAACCAGTAATATCAGATACAGTGTTTGGGTTTGAACCCATTGAAAAACTCTGAGATACTAAAAGAGAACCGGAAACTGTTACATTTCCAGCAAATGAGGTATCTCTGATAAAATCTTGTACCTCTTCAACCTGTTTTCTTGGTATTAATCTAGCCATTTCTTATTATTCTATCTCAGTAATTTTTCCTTTGATTAAAAAATCAGTTCTATCCACTTCGGTTGGAATACGAGTGATATCTTCTTTAAATATAAACCTAATTTCTTTAGTACCAGTAGCATATTGACCCGATGTTAATTTTGTACCATTTTCATCATATAATTCAACATCATATTCACTTCTATCTCTTTTTACACTATAAAGAAAAACATCTAAATAATCATATGCATTATCCACCTGCAATTCTTCATAGGTAAATTGATATCCAGCAACATCTGGAATAGAACCAGTCTTATCAGTTGGTCCTAAAAATAAAGTAAATAATGTTTGAGTAGCAGAATCCAAAGATGCTGATGTTGGTTCAAACTCATTTATGAAAGTATCTTCAATTACCTCCAATACAAAGTTTTTGAAAGATTGTCTATCTCTCTTCTTTACAGTGTTACCTACATATATATTTGGAACTGGTCTACTCATTAGTTAATTCTTTCAATATCACCCTTAATAACAATTGTATCATCATCCGCACTTAAAGTATATTTGTTACCAAATCTATCCTCAGTTGGGAAATTTGCTTTGATAAGTTTTACATAAAAATCATTACCATATTGTTCATAGTTATAATCTTCACTCCTAACGAAAACCGCTCCATTGGAATCATCACCAGTAAACGATAGAAATACATCAAATCTAGCATGCGGTTTTCTCTTATCTCTTAATCGAGAATCCAATGTTTTGATTCTCATATTTTCTATTTTGAATATCCAATAAAGTGGGTGATTGAATTCGTATCTATCACCATTTGGTTTATCCGATGGAATACCCTCAAATGAATTAGGAGCATTTACCTCTTTCATTATATTTTTTAAAGTAAAGATATTCATAATTCTATAAATTTACCAGTTATTGAAATTTCATCTAACTCTTCCAAAGTATTCAAAATATCCCTATCACCTTGCTCAAACACCAGTGTTAAATCAAATGTAAATAATATTTCATTAGTAGTACCATTGAATGTAAAAGTATATGCATCTGGTGTAATGAATAATCCGTTTATGTAAACTCTAAACCAATTTCTCGTATCAAATACACCTACTAACTCTTGTGGTAAAATTGGAAGTTCTACATTTGTTAATTTTGCAGTAGTATCACTCACATAAACCGCATCTTTAGAACCTCTAATTGCCACAAAGTCTATAACATTTTGGTACTCATTATAAATATTAGGATTTGTAAATGTTTGACCCGTTAAGTCTGTCTCAATACCCCAAACAACTTTCTTAGGGGTGAATGATTTTTTAACCTGAGGTTTTTCATCATAGGTTTCAGGAAGTAAATAAGCGTTTACCACCATTGTGAAAGAAGTTCTGATAATTCTCTCCGAACCTTCGCCTACTTCTTGTTGGTTATCGAACGAATCAATTCTAGTTCTGAATTTGTATCCATCTTCCTTACCCCAATATCTATCAGTAGCGTATTGGAATTGTTCTACGATAGCGTTCATATGTTCGGTAAATGATGTCCAAATCATTACCTCATAAGTTACTGTTACATAATCAGGAACAGAAACTTCGTATTGTTCAAAAGCTTTACTTGCTCCTAATTGTAATGAAAATCGTTCGTATCTATTATTTTTAGAATATTTTTTGTAGGCTGGTAATGTGTTTACATCTTTGAATTGAGCCATCCCATCTTGTCTATCGATGGAGTTTCTTTTGAACATTACCAAAGGAATTTGAATCTTACCTCTTTGGTCTCGTAGGTATCCTTTTGCTCTAGCATTATTCCATCTTTCCGCATTTCCGTAAAGAAGAGGAACTTTAACTTTGTTACCATGCTCCTCAACTTCAGGTATGATAGTATCAATCATATATTCTGCAATAGTAGAATCAATATCCAAAAGTTTTACACCTTTAGTGTACTCTTTTTGGATACTTCTCTGAAGCGCTCTATTTGTTTCCTTCTTATTCATTAGATAACTCTTTCTTCAGTTTGAATAGTACTTCTTCTAGTCATAAATGTTGAAACAATAAGTGAGAACTTCTCTCCACTCTGTCCACCAATTAATTGGTCCTCTCTCACATTATCAATTTCGAAATATGCATCGTTATGGTAAATGATATCACCAATCTCTGGATAGAATCCTTTATCCTCTAATGTGAATCTATTGAATCTAAATTGTACATTTTGTCCACTATCAGGTCCAAATCCTTCGTAAGAAACCGATGTATCATCTCTTTCAATTACAGCCGTACATTCTAAACCTTGGAAATATGATTTGTTTAGAGATTCACCATATAAGTTGGTTTTAACATCTTCAATGACAAGTTTGTATAGAACGACAGTAGTTTCAATTACTGCATCCACTAACTCCCTTGAAATACTTTTGAAGAAGCTTATATCCCTATCTAATGCGAATCTTGGCATTTTATCCTACATATATCGTTAATGGAACTTTTCGTAACATTTCTTGCTGATAATTAGCTTCATTGTTTCTAATTTCAAACTGATTTTTTCTACTTAACTCTTCTAAGTTTTCTCTCAGTTGTTCAATCAAAGCATCTTTTTCAGTTTGAGCCTCAGCTCGTAATGCTGCTCCATCTAACGATATTTCGGAACCAGGAATAGGTACTGAACTATATTTTTCTCTGATTGCTCCTAATAGTTCTTTAGAAAGAGCAAGTGTATATTTTCTAATCCATTGTTTACCTACATCATTTATTCTACTATATGGAATAAAATCATATCCAACATTTGCATAATCAGAAACTACATCTGGGGTTACATTTGTTGAGTTTTGAATGAATTCGTTTCTCACAAAATACTCAAACCACAACTTACCATTGGTAGTTGGGATTGGGAATATTTGAAGTTTGTTGTTTGTGATATTAAATGTATGTGCTGATTTACGGAATTGGTCATTGAATTCAATCGCTTGAATTCTTAATATATCTTCGTAAAGAGGCATCAATACAAATTGAGCTGCTGGTGAGAATGAACCGAATCCAAACTCATCAATTAAGTTTAATGTACCTTGTCCACTAATTGAATAAGGGTCAAAGAACCTATTGATTGCAGGAGTTGCTTCGTGGAATACTGTAACTACATCAATTCTATTAGCACTTTCACTTACATTTGCCCAAAGAATATCTAAATCGTAAATTTGTTGATTTGCTACTAAATCAATTGAACCCCTTTTTACATCGGTATTACCACCAACTCCTGCCAATGTACCATATGCATCTGAAATACCAATAAGTTCAGGTAAATTTGAACCTTGAACTAATTTTCCACTATAATTAGAACCCGTTGGATTTCCCTTTAAGGTATCTAAGTTATTTCTAATGTTAAATTGATTTACTTGAGCAGAATATTCTGATACTGCTTCTTCAAAACAAGCAAATAGGTTTTCATCCACCAATTCCACATTTTGAACAGGATAACCTAATCTTTTTGCTGTCCATTGGGCAATCTTAGGAGCTTCAGTTGCGAATACTGAATCCGAATCGTATGTTCCAAATGGGGTATCTCCTGCTGAGAATGATGATGAACCTGGGTATATGTATTCTACTGCCATTTACTATTCCTCTCTTTTAATATCGTATCTATAAATATAAAGAAAAAGAAGAATGATTATTTTAGTGCTGTGAATGATTTTGAGTTCTTTGAATAAAAATTACTACATCTGCAACTTCAATATCAAATCCAGATGGTATTACATTTATTTCATTTCCATTTGCCACAAAATCTGCATCAGCGTAATATTGGAAAATTTCGTGAAATTTGTGCCATTCAGTATCCTTTTTTGCAAAAAATAAATCTCTACCTACTCTAGTATATGGAGTTCCAGTAGTGTTATTCATTTGTATTCTAACATAATCACCATCTGATGGATTGTTTGATGCTCTCATAGTAAAATCAACAGTTAGTGTATATACATCACCTGCATTTTCGGCTTGTAGTTTTTGTCCAGCACCTGTATAAAAAGAAACTGTTGAATGCATATGTGTTTCAATAGAACCAGACCCATTACAGGGTAATACTACATCAGCACCATCTTCTATTGTAAATGCTGATAAAGTTGTATAAGTTGTATCATTATATCTTGCCCAACCCAATCCACTATATCCTAAACCTTTTGGTATTTGGACTTGTTGTGTAGTTGTATCACCTTTTGTGAATTGGATAACTGAACCCGATATAGATGAACTTTGGAATAATGAAGATGAGAATGAGTTTCCGTTTATGGTATAATCACCACTTATATCAACCGAACCAGTAACTTCCATTCCTTCTGCTTTGATTACAGCAGAGTAACCGTTGGGGTCTAATTCGTTATCAGCAGTTGCATAAAAACGAATCATAGTTTCCCTACTACCACTTCTATAACCAGGTGTATAAAAGTTCATTGATGCAGGTGGACCAGTTACTCCTTCTATACCAAATCCGATATCAGTAATATATCCAGATGTTGCCACTCTACCAATGATTCCAGCAACAGTAGAAGTTGGATTTGCGGCAGTACCAGCTGCATTCCTTAGAATAACTTGAGAAAATACTCCACCACCACCATACGAGTCAAACACATTTCTATTTGGAACACCATCAAATCCGGTGATGTGAATCATACCACCAGGGTTTACAGCGGCAGATTGACTTCCTTCGTTATTACCAATAACTTGAAATATTGCTTCATTTTGAGGGTCTTGATATTTGTTTTGTATTTTTATCTGCCCTTGGTTGTTGATGATAAATGGAGAAATAGAACCAGATGTTACAGAAAATCCAGCTGCTTTAATATCAACATTTCCATTAAAGTTTGATATTTTAGCAGAAGGGTCACCTGGTGTATCTGATTCAATAGTAATAGAACCCGATTGAAGGTAGATTTCTCTGAATGGATTTTCGGGAGTTCCCAATCTTGCTCCTTGTGGGGTTTGTGGATAGATATCTCCACCTAATTCAGTTCCACCACTTACAAATAGAGAACCTGTAATAGAAACATCACCTATAAAATCATGTGTATCATCTAATGAATTTCCGAAAATGGTTGAACCACTTTCATATATGATTGATGCGGATACTATGGTTGATACATTCAAGTTTCCATTTACATTCAAATCACCATTTATAGTGGTAGTTCCAAATGTGGACGGGAGTTCTGCATTTAACAAAGAACCAATGGTTACTCTACTATTAGAACCTACCCTCGCCAATGCGATTAAATCACTAATGGAGGGATTTGTGGTTAATGGTAGTTCGGTTATTCTTCTTGGTTTACTCATATCTCTTGTAATAATCCGTATTCGTTTTGACCTTCTTGAAGAATAGCATATGAGTTTTCTTGTAGTATCATATTATTCGTACCCAACTTTCTCATAGCTTCTTCTAACAATTCAGGTGTTTGGTTTTGAAAAATATAAGTGTTGTATGCCTGTACGATTTCATTTATCGTACCACTACTTTTATTATTGTTATAAAATTCAAACCAATTCATATGTGTATAAATATTAAATTTCTGAAGAAACTTATTTTGCCTTTAGAAATCTTCCGTTTTCATCTTTTTTAAGATTTCTACTCTTTAACCACACTCTTCGTTCTTCATACAAACGAGTACCCTCTTCTTTTCCATTTCTATCTATGTACCAATCTAAAGAGAATCTACCTTTGGCCTTTTGTTGAAGTTTTTTTAGGGTTTCATCCGAATGAGTTTTGCCGTACATTGGATTTTTTTCACCACTAAATTTTTCGCTATTTATTTTTTTCATTCGTTGTAATCTCTCTGGGTTATCCTTATACACATCCCCACCATCAGAACCATAAATGTTATTATACCCCCGCTTTACAGCATCATATGCTAATATAAATTCTTCTTCAACTTTTTTTAATACTTCTAAATCGGATGTTTCAAATAAAATATTTTTTTCAAAGTTATTCCAACCATATTTACGAATAGCTTTATATAATGCATAATCGTATTTTTCTTTGTATCTCTTTTCAGAATTGAATTTGTGCTCAATCATCCTACGATTAAAATCGTTGGTTCTACCAATATACACTTTTCCACTTGGTGAAGTTAATTTATAAATACATTGTTTATCCATAGAATTCATACTTTAATATAAATAGTGAGTTATATGGAAAAGCATAAAAAAAGAGGGAAGATTTCTCTTCCCTCTAATTTATCTAAGAATTACTTTAGATTAGATAGATGCTAAATCTTTAACATAAATCTTACCGTAGTATTCTGGGCGTACCATTTTCTTAGCGTAACGAGTCATCACTCCGCGTCTTGGCGTGAAGTTTTGTGGGTCGTACACTAATGGAGTCATAATAAGAGGTACATATGGAGCGTAAACAGCACCAGTCTCAAGGAAGTTAGAACCTCTAAATCCTAATAAGATTTCGTTAGAAGTCATATAAGGATTCTTGTAAACTGTGTATCTGTTAGCGATAGCACCAACCGCAGTTACACCAGCAGCGAAAGACATTGCATCTTTATCAGCTGAAACAGTAAATGCTGGGATTGATTCAAGAATTGTACATACATCAGGAGATGCAACTACGAAGTTAGCACCACCTCTTAATGTCAATTGGTGAATTTTGTTAGATACTTTGTTCAATTTAGTACCTAAAGTCTGGAACCAAGTGTTCTTTTGGTAAGCAACACCAGATGTACCAGCAGACCATACACCAGTTGAAGAGTTGTACTCTTCACCGATTGTAGCTGACCAGTACTCAGTAGTCAATGCGTTAGACTTTAACATATCTAAGATTTCTAAGTCAATCTCTAAAGAGATATAATCAGATAACATAGAAGTTAATTCAGCCTCAGCATCGATTGAGTGGTAAGCGTTAAGGTCTTGCGCCAATTCAGGAGTCCAAACTGCCTTTAACTTTCTAGTCTTAGCAACGATTGCTTCAGACTTAAGTTCTAAGTCAACTTCAGGAATCTGAAGGTCATCAGAAGTTGATGGACCAGGAACAGTGAAAGAAGATTGTTCGAAATCACCTCTTGAGTAATCAGCAGGAACTACTGAGTACTTAACTGTTACATCGTTAGCATCTACTGCACCAGTAGCTTTAACGAAGAATACATAGTTAGAACCAACAACTTTGTTGAATTGGTTGTAGTTAGTACCCTCTAAATCAGTACCAGATAAGATGAATGATGTAATTGCATCATCATCAGCAGTAGCTGAAATAGCTGATTTAGCGATAGTTAATTTCTGAATATCACCAGCTGCTTGAGAAGCAGAAAGAGATGCATCAAATCCTAACTCTGCCCAAGAAGCAGTAGCGTAAGCTTGAGATGCAGAAACAACAGTAGCTTCTTGCTCATTTACTGAGTAACCGAATCTACCATTACCATATAAACCATTTTCAGCCGAATCAGTTCTACCGAAATCACCTGAAGTAGTACCACCGAATAAAGATTCAGTTGTAGTTCTACCAGCAGTTGCAGTACCATATTTGAAATCCAAATAGAATACAAGACCTGAAGGTAAGTTCATAGGTTGTACAGAAACGAATTCTTTAGAAGCAATCTCACCAAAGATTCTTCTTACAAGAGGAAGTGCAACACCACTCCACTCTTCAGAGTTTGCAGCAGTACCAGTAGCACTTGCCTCATCAAGCAATTGTTTTGCTTGGTTTTCTAAAAGAACAGACATTGCGCCTTGCTCTTTTGCGTTTAAACCTTCAAGAAGACCAGTTTGTTCCCACTTAGACTTTAATTGTCTAGTTTCAGCCAACATTACTGACTGTGGGTTCTTGCCTTCCATTAGTTTAGATAAATCAAAATTTGCCATTTTATTTTTCCTTTTTAATGTTAGTGTTATTTGATATTAGCTAATTGTTTGAATCTCTCAGCTAATGCATTTGTGCTTTCAGAAATAATCTCTTTAGCAGGAGCAGTTGAAGAAACTACCTTAGATGCTGCCTCAGCAACAACTTTCTTAGTTTTTTTCTCAGTACCTGTAAAGTTCATAGATTCTGCAAGCGTAGCGTAAACTAATTTTACCTCTCTAACAGATGTAGTTCTGTCTAAGTTTTCAACAACTTTAGATTTTTGTTCATTGGTTAAGTTATAACCTCTGAATAATCTGTTAGCGTATAATAATTTTGCGTTAAGAAGATTTACTTCGTTGATTGTAGATTGAAGTGATTTAACAGTTGCATAAGCTTCTTCTAACTCCGTCTGTAACTTAGTTACTTCTTCGTTAGCTTCTTCTTCATCATAAGATTCTTCAACCTCTTCATCATCTCCGTAGCCCATCTCTCTTAGAATTTCATCTAAGTCGATTTCGTCATCCATTTCTTCTTCCATGTCATCTGCTTCTTCGTCAGCGTGCATCTCATCTTCGTGAGAATCTAATGCAGCATCGATAGCTTCTTCTTCTTCATCAGAAACTTCATCTTCTTCTTCATGCATTTCTTCTTCAGAATCCATATCCTCTTCTTCAGATACTTCTTCTTCATCTTCCATGCCCATTTCCAATTCTCTAATGATAGCCTCCAAATCTAACTCATCTTCATCTTCCATCTCTTCTTCGATTTCCATTTCATCTTCCATTTCTTCTTCAGAAACTTCATCTTCCATTTCATCCTCTTCAGAGATAGTAGCATCATCAGCGTTAGTTGGGTCCTCAATAGAGCCTTCACCTTCTTCCAATTCATCACCTACTTCCGCAGTTTCTTCCTCAGATTCAGGTCCTAGTTCTGTGTGAGCATCACTTGCTTCAGCTGAAGGTTCTTCGTTATCACCACCACCAATTTCGCTTGAATCCATTTCTTCCATCGGCTCCTCATCTTCCTCTTCCATTTCAGCTTGAAGCTTCTTAGAAAGGATAGACTGAAGTCTAGGAGTAAATGCTTCTTCTAATGCGATTTTAGCGTTAGCAATAGCAGTTTCTCTTACAGCTTTGGCATCAGCAATTGCTTCTTTTAACAATTTTGAATTTGCCATTTTACTTTTACCTTTTATTAAGTTTTTGTGCTGAAGTTATTCGAGGAACCTCAATGTAGAATAGTTGTAAATTGGTCGTTCGGTCACTAAACATTAAAAGTTAGTATTCATAAACCAACCAACCCACATAAGATAGTGGGTTATTATACGAATAAATATATAGAAATTTATAAAACCTAAAAAAAATATTAGATTTTCTTTAGTTTTTATTTTATGAGCATAAAAAAAGGTGGATAACCCACCTTTCTTTTATTTTATTTTTCCTTTTTGAATATCTCTTTCAAGTTCTTGCCCCGCACCCAATAAACCATTAATTGCGTTATCCAATGGTACATTTCTATACTTAGCAAGTTTTTTAACTGCCATCAGAACGATTCGTTTCTCTTCGGTAGAGTATCCTTCGTTTACTGATTCAATACCTTCTTCGATACCTTTTTTAGAACGAAGTTTGTATTTTTTGTAAAGGTGGTCCATTGATTTGATGTTTTGTTTCAACTGCCACTCATGTTCGCTATTTACTCTCTTTAAACGAGCCATTAACTCTACATCAGTATCAGATGCAACTTCGGCAAATTTAGGTCCAATAACGAATGCTTGTTTCTTTCTATAAGTGTCAACATCAATACTTGCTTCGGTTACTGATTCTAAAGTACCTTTTAATCTTGTTGACATTTTAACAAGTTCTTTTTTATCGATACCCAAACTATCTATGATTTTACCAATCACCTGTAACTTTTGATTGTAAGTTAAGTTGGTATCTTTAATCTTATCAATAGCCATATTCAATTTAGCTTTGATATTGTTTGGAATCATTGCCTTTGGAAGGTCAGCTTCGTTTGTAGATTCACCAAACATCTTAATCATTTTCTTTTGAACTGGGTTATTTGGTTTACCAGCAATCGCAGATACCAAATCCATTCTATCTTTTAGTTTTCCTTTTTTCACATATTGGAAAACCTTTTCGATATCTAAGTTGTTATCATCAACAAACTTTTGGATTGCATCTTTATTCATACCAGTCAAACCACCAATTTCCATTGCGGTTCTACTAGCCACTTCTTCGATTGATTGTTCGTTCATTTCAGAGATTGCTCTTTCTCTCATAATCTCTCTAACGATTTTTCTAAGTTGTTCTTTCATCTTTGGTAATCCTTTATGTTTTGTTGCTGCGAAATCTTCAATATCCTTTTCACTCATTCTATCAGCGATATCTTTAATTTCATCTGAAACCTCTGAAGCAGGAACTTCACCTCTTTTATATGCTAAGGCTAATCCAAATAACTTTTGTTGTTGTTGAGATGTTGCAGGCATGATATATTACTTTCCTAATAAGTTCGTTAGTTTGATAGAACCTTCGTTATTTTCCATAGCTTTATCAAAAGATGCTTGTACTCTATCTGCTAAGTTACCATGTCCATCTTTTCTCATTTTCATTAAAAGTGCCGCAATGGTTTGTTCACCATCCCAACCTGATTCTGAAGAAATTGTTGTTGCAAAATCGTTAGAACCATCAAATTCAGATGTAATACTATCAAATGTTTTGTTGTAGATAGAATTGTTCATATCCCATTCATCTCTCTCAGGTGTTCCCATTTCAGGAGCTTTTGAGTAATCAGGTCTTTTTGCTAATTCAGGTTTACCTAATAAATCAGCGAAGATTCGTCTATTAGCACCATGGAAGTTTGCATCTTCCAATGCATCATGTACTACACTCAACATTCTTTTTTCGTATTCTTCTTTATCAAGTTTATTAGGGTCTAATCCAGCTTTCTTAGATAGTTTATTAACTAATGATACTAATTTTTTATCTGCTCTTTTAGGTTGAAGTTTACCAGTTGTCCATTGGAATGAATCCTTTTTTGCTTGCGATGGAAGTAAACCCGGTTTATGTGGTTCTTTTGGTTCTGGTGCTGCGAATTCATCTTTGTATTTTTTTGCTAATTCTTTAGCATAAGCTACAGCTTCCTTTTCATTATCAAACTCTTTATAAGAATCACCAACATTTTGCCCACCATCTGTCTCTACACTAACTGCAAATTTATCACCATCATAATTTGGTCCAATATATAAAGCAGAATTCCACTCACCTTCTGAGTTAGCCAATCCATATGTAATTACACCACTATCCGTAACTTCACCACTACCATCTACTCCTAATTCTTTATTAAGTAAATCGGTTATTGCATTAGCCGAATCCGAACTCATTTTACCATCCTCATCTGCCGATAAATCTATTGATGGGGTATCATCTGATTTTGCATCAGTTGCATCGTATCCAGCATCTTTAGAGAACATATTTGGTTTTTTTTCACCTTTAGGTTCATCACTACCATCTTTTTCATCTTCTTTAGAGTGAGTACCAGCTTTTACAGCAGCATCTCGTGCATCTTTGTTTTTAAACACTACAGTCTTACCACTTTTGTTACTAACTGCGGTAAACTCTTCTCCTAATAAATCAGTTAACTTAATCATAGTATTAATCCTTTTTGATTCCCAATCTTTCTTTCATTGTTTCAGGGTCAATATCGGAAATCTCATAGTATCTTCCTAAGATGTTACCCATATCTTCGTACAATGCATGTAACCTTTCATCCAATGCTCTAGCTTCAGATGCTACCTTATCGAATGCTTTATCCATTTTATCCAACTCACTCATATTTCTTTTGATGGTTACTTTATCAAACCAATCACCAGCTTCTGAAAGAGTTAAGGTTTTTGCTGCCTCAACAACACCACCCAATGTTTCTGCTACCTCTACGATATCAGATTGTCTTTTCATTTGTTCTTGGAAACCTTTGTAAGTAGAGATGATTTCTAAGAAATGCTTCTTTACTTCAGTTGCCAACGGTCTATCAGCTTCTAATGATTCAGATAAACTGAATTTACCATCTACGATTTTTACTTCGTTGATGTTGGTTTTACGAATATCATTGTAACCTTTAGTTACAGATGTTCCTGTTGGTGCATCAACATTCAAAGTGAATTTGTTGTTATGCACATAATCGTATATGTCAAAGTTTTTCTTACTCATTATACTAATTCCGTTATAATTTCTCTCATTAAATCTTGTGCTTTACAAAAATCACCACAAACATCAGTACCAATACCTTTGATTACTGATTCATTCATCGGAGTCATAAATGCACCATGTGTAGATGGGTTGGATACAAAATCCCAACCGATTAATTCAAAATCTTCACCAACTAAAAGTTTGTTACCTTCCATTGGTTTAGTAGAACCCATACCTCTTGATGAGATACCTAATAGGATTCCAGCTCTTAATAGTTCCTTCAAAATATTACCAGAAGGAGTAGGTAAAATTTCAACTGTACCTACTACATCGTTACCTTCCCAATGTACTTCCTTAATGTTGTGAGATACATTCTTTAGGTTAATAACAGAAGAATCAGGATGGTCTAATTCACCCAATGCTCTTCTTTCCTTAATAAGAGTTTGATATTTGTTTACTTCTCTCTTTAATACTTCCATAGGGTACACTCTACCATTTTGGTTTTCTGCACCTGCTCTTTGAAGGACACCTTTAACCAAAGTTCTACCAGACGAATCTTCGTTAACTCTCCCTTCAAACAAATTGGTTTCTATAATTAAACTTTTCATATTGGTTATCCTTATTTTTTATTGTTCAATAAATAAATAGTTTCATTTATTGATTCAACTAATTTTTCAACTTTTTCTCCAACAGGTCTACCAATAGTCATTGATACATAGAAACCAATAGCATCTACGATATCTTTACCATCCCATTTACAAATACTTGCAATTTTCTCACCCATTTCTTCATAGATTCCGATTGCATCTTGCTTACCTCTTGGGTCTCCTTCGTATTTTCCTCTTGAAAAGATTGAAGGAACTTTCTTAGCTTCTGAGTGGAAGTTAGCATCAGTTAACGCTCCCATCAATACATGCATTACTGCGAATTGATGATTTGGTTTACCTTTGGTTAAATCACCTAATCCTTTATCCAAAAGTTGTTTAACTTTGATATTCATAGCTCTATCTTCGTTAACTACTGATTCTTTTACAAATCCGTTAGAAGTATATTTTTTAATTCCTTTTTCTAAATCAACTTTATTTTTGAAAATTTCAATATCAAAGAAATCACTACCATCTTTGTGTTTCTTAACACCATCATGTGAACTGATACTATACTTAGCTTTACCAATACCAGGATTTACTCTAAATACTTTTTTACCTTCGGTTACCGTTTCCTTTAAAGTTACAGGATAAGTTTTACCATTGAATTCAAATTCAGTTTTACCTTCTGCTTTTGCTTTCTTAGCTGCATTAATAAATGCTCTACCTTCGTTTACTGATTCAGTCATTAAAGAATCTACATCAGCATGAATATCTTTATAGTTAGTAAATTTCTTATTACGAATTGAACTATAAAGAGCTATTGTATATTTTTGAGAATTGTTGTGAACTCTACTTTTAATGAAATCAGCCGAAGCATATTCTTCGTTTCCATTTGGTCTGTATAGAATGTTCTCAACTGCTTTTTTGAATTTTTTGTAATCTTCAAATGCTTGTTGTTTCTTTTGGTCTGAAATTACTTGGATGATATACTCTTTTGATTTCTCCATATCGCCTTTGAACTTGTCCAAAATTTGTTGTGCACCTTTATCGTTTCTTTGTAATGCTCTTTCGAAGTTTCCGATTTGTGTTTTTGCTAAACCTTTAGCATTAAAGTAATCTTTCTTATCGAAGATAGCATATACCTTTTCGAAATCTCTATCTTTTGATTGGAATTCCTCAGATACATTTGTTTGACAACCACCTTCGGTTACACCACCACATCCACAACCACAATCATGTGATTCGTTTGCTTCTTCACCAGCTCTTAAAGCAGCTAAATCAGATGCTTCAATCTCACCATCACCATCAACATCTAACTTATGTTGGTTACCTGTCAACTCTTCGTTCTTTTCACCTTTAGCGTTCCAAGCAGCATCAATCTTATTGAAGAACTCCTTCTTTTCCTCATCACTCATCGATGGGATAGATTTTCCTGCTTTCTCCAATGCCTTTTTGAAGAATGTTTGATACTCAGCTTCTTCTGCCATAATGTTTCTGAGTGTCGATTTAATAGTTTCTCTGGTAATATTCATATTGATTCCCAATTATAATTTACTAATCTGCGTTACAATAGTATTCAGTCTTTCTCTAATTCTGAATAAATTTTTCTGAGTTCTTTTCCAATATTGGTCTTTATCAATTCCATTTTCGTTTTTGATTTTACCATACCATCTAAGGAAGGTTTCAATCTCAGAAAGCTGTTTGTTAACATGAGAAATTCCTCTACCAATTTTTTGCTTTGGTGAGGATTCATCCCGTTTTAATTCTAACCATCTATTTTCATTAACTCGTTTGTAACCAGTTGCTTGATTTATTTTATCAGTATAATCATCTTCAGGTTCATCATCTTCATCAGTACCATCCGTATCTTTGAAAGCATTAGGAGTATTGTATCCAGCAATATCACCAGTCGTGGTTGCCTCCTCAATATCCATTTCTTCATTTTGGATTTCTTCAATTAAATCCTCAATTAACTTTCTTAGATTATCCATTAAACTCTACTCTTTAATTCTTTGATTAATTCGTAAGACATCATTAGAGATGAAACATGATTATCTGAAACTGATTTTCCAACCTTAGTTTTTGATAAAATTGAAATAGTTTCACTTAACTTAATCTTAGTTACTTTATCACCAATCTTAGATTGAATTGATTTTAATTTTTTCACAATTTTTGGAATCTCATTCTCAACATAAGCTTTGAATCCAGTTGTGTTTGTTAAGTTATTGATATACTCTTTTAACAATGCTTTTTGATTCTCATCTAAATTAGAATATTTTTTGTTAAAAGTTTCTACTAAAATTTTATAAGTAAGTAATCTTAAATCCTTATCTTGCTTTTTATAGTTCTCAACTAAAGTATCTTTTTTAGCTTCAGTTTTAGATGCTGGTTTAGATGTGATGTTCTCAATGAGGGTAATTTTTGAGTTAAATACATCCTTTACATCATAATCCTTATATTTCTTAGATTCAAATACTTTATAAATTGATGCTAATACCTTATAGTTTGATATAGGTGAAGATAGGAACTCATCCATATTGAATGATTCGTTAATCTTTTTAATAAGACTATACTTTTCTCTATTGAGTTTAGTTTGGTCAATTCTATTATGAGCTTCATTAATAGTATCAATGAATTTATCTGCTCTTGATTCCGAATTGTATTTTTCTTTCAACAAAAGTTCATACAATCTAAGTTCTTTATTCAACTCAGTTGCTGGTGAGAAGAATTCTCTCACAATTTCTTTTGCTTTTTCAGTCGTATCACCATTCAATACTTCTAATGTGATTTGTCTCACTAGAAGTTCGAATAGAATACCTGTATTCTTAAATTTTGAATGTTTTACCCTCTTCATTATGTTTTTTATCCTATAATAATATACCAATATACGGTATTACATCGTATATAAATATAAGTTAATTTTGATTTCCTAAAAATTAATCATCTAACAAATTTGAATCATCTAAAAAATCACCAGTTTCGCTCATTAATCTCTTTTTTGATGAAACACCATTTACATAAGCCTTAGCTGCGTTTTTAGCAGTTCTTGAAACCGAAGATTCATTTTTAGATAACGCTTTTTCATTTTCTTTAGCTCCCAACGGGTCTCTACCATATGGGTGTTTATCCTTACCATAGGTGTTTCCCTCTCTTGGTCTACCACCTTTATCTTTTAAAGATGTTTTCAACTCTTCTAACTCATCCTCCACATCAGTAGGTTCAGATTGCATAGCAGGGTCATTACCTTCATCTTCAATCATACGATAACGATATCTATCTTTAATATCATTGATAAGGTTTGTTTTCTGATGGTCTATTTCATCATCACTAAAGTTAAAGATGTTTTTATAAGCCCATTCCTTAGATACCATATTCAACTGAGTAATATCAGAAACCAATCTTACTTTCTCACTCCAAAGGTTTACCTTCTCCTGCTCATAGATTGTAGATGGATTAACTAAGTTAAGTTCGAAATCTACCATTTCAGTACCTTCAATACCTTGAGCAGCTAAATGAGTTACTGCTAATTTAGTTAACTCAGAAATAAGTGTTCTTTGGATTCTCTCAATCGTTCTTGCAAATCTCACATCTTCTGCAGCAAGAGTTGCTTTACCATTTACATTCTCATCGTATCCCAAATATGCTTTTGGAATTTTCAGAGCTGCAAACATTTTATTCTTTAAGTAATCGATATCTTCAATTGCGGTATATTGTAATCCACCCAATGAATCAATTTCAGTACCACTATCACCACCCCTAACAGGTAAGAAGAAATCTTCAGTTAGATTTTGGATGTTATACTTTAAGTTGTAATCTCCAGTTTGTTTGTCCACAAATGGAGTTTTCTTCATTTTGTTGATAATCTTCTGCATGTAGTTATCAACTTCTTGCGGAGGAATATTACCGATATCAATTTTGAAAACTCTCTTATCCGGAGCTCTCATAATTCTATGGATTAACATTGCATCTTCCATAAGAGAAACTTGCTTCCAAATTCTTCTACCATTTTCAATCATTGCCTTTCCATACGGAAGGAAGTTTGTATCTGATAATAATCTGAAGTGAACTACCTCATAGTTTTCGTATTCACCTTTACCATTCGGGTCGTGCATTACTTTAAACTTTACATAGTTTGGATTGTTTGGGTCGGTATTTTCTAATCTTTCGGTTTCGTAAACTGGAAGTGGTCT